TGTGTTGACGTTGTAGGCGCGGACATAGAACCCCGTCCAGTTACCCGCTGAGCCAATCAGCCTCATCATGCAAAGCCCGGCCACGCCATTGACCGTATCGGGGCGGACGAAGACCAGCGGAGGCTCTTGTGACGTCACTGGCCTGGCGAAATAGGTGGTTGACCCCATGCCTGACTCTTCCGTTGGCGCAAACCTCCCGGAAGAAATGACCATCAGCCTGGCATATTCCGAATCGAGTACCACGGTGTTGCTGTTGTTGGTGAACTGAAGTCCATACGCCATCAATTCCACCTCATCACAATCAACCGCATGGTTCCGCTTGCGACAGTGCTCGCCGCAAAACCACGCGTGTGGTTGTAAACCCGAGTGACGTTATCGATCAGCTCTGTTTCGAATTGCATCTGGCTATCGCTGTAGGCCCCAACCGGAACAACAATCGCCGAACCATTACCTGGGCCTACGCCCGGCACCGAAAAGTCCTGATTGGCCTTGCTGCCGCCTACAGAGAAAGTCACCAGTGTCGACAGGGCCACTCGGATGGTGAAAGAGTTCTCATCGAGTTGGAGCGCCCCGTCGGCGCCCCATATCCGCATTCCATAGCTCATTCCGTGAGGTCTCCCAGCTGCAAACGCTTCATGTTGTTGTTATCCCAGAAGCGCAGAGATCGGTGCGTCTGGATCGATCTACCCTGTCCAGGCACCGAACCATTGATCTCAAAGGTCCCATCCTTGTTGAGAATCCAGCCCTGCTGGCCGGGGATGTAGTTCGTCGAGCTGATGTAGCTGCCGATCTTCGCGTTGGTGATGGTGCCGTCCTGGATGAACGCGTCACGGATAAACGTCTGCCCGTCCGTAACCGCAAAGGGAGAAACCGGCGTTCCGTTCGCCAGATTCAGCAACATGAAGGTGTCGGCCCGAACGACGAACTGAGACGAGACGCCCGACGGGTCAACCTGAAGACCCAGGCCAAAGGAGGCTGCGTACTTCTGGCCGCCGGCCGTGGTCTCCATCTTCACGGACCAGAGCGTCGCCAGTTTGCCGTTAGTGTCTGCCAGCGCACTGGAGGTTTGCTGCACGGCTGCGGTGTTCTGCCCAACCGAAACGTTCAGCTGATCAATCTTCTTCGTCGATGCGGAGTCGTTGGTGGCCACTACCTCTGTCAGCTCGGTGATATTTGCAGCGTTCGCGCCAATTTTCGCGTCGAAAGTTACAAGCTCACGGCCTATCGCCTCTGTCTCGGAAGCCCTAACGCTGCGCTCCGAGGCGATAGCCGCCGTACCGTTCCACCCGTCAATCGCGCCGGCCAGATCCCCCTCCCCGCCGTCGTCCCGCGAGGATGCCCGCAACGCCTGGAACGCTGTGGCCTGAGCGGTGACCACTCCGTCGAGCTCGGTGATATCTGCGGTGTTGAACGCCACCTGCTGAGCCAGGCCATTAGCCGTTTCGACCGACTGCCCCACGTCCAGCCAGTAAGTGGCGTTCGGCGGCGGCGTGTTGATCGGAACCGGCCCCTTGGCCTGATAGAGCAACTGTCCGGAACGCACGATCGCGTTCTTAATATAGGTCTTGGCCGGGTCGTAGCTTTCGTCGAGCGCGTCGAGCTGGTCCTGCAGGCCGGGGATTTTTTCAATCTCGCCCAGCAGGTCCTCACCAAGCTCCGTTTTCGAGATCTTGCCAGCGAGCATGTCGAGGATCGGCCCAGCATCCGAACTCGCTTGCCCCATCACCCCCGTTCCAACTGGATACCACGGGCCGATATTGCCGGTCCGATCCACCAGCCGCGCCCAGAAGAACAGCGTGGCGCCGGCCTTGAGCTCTTGCATGGTGTAGTCGCTTTGCGGGTAGGCCAGGTCCGCCAGCTTCGTTGCCAACTCCAGACTAGTGCTCGGGCCGTACCAGATTTCCGTGCGCTGGGTGTCTTCGGCGCCAGCCGGAAAACCCCACTTGAGGCCGATGCCGAACAGCTGGCTGGTGGCGTTCAGGTACGAGACCGCCAGCGGCAACCCCTCCTTGCCCTTGAGCTGGGTCAGCATCGCGGCGCGCCAGCTCGATGAGATGTCGAAGGCACTCACCGCCCGCACTCGAGCCAGATAGGCGCCGGCGTAGATGCCTACCACGTCGACACTGGTCATGCCCGTGCGTTGCAGCTTGATCCAGTTGCCGCTGTCCTTGCGCCATTCAACGTCATACCCGACAGCACCGTTCACCGCCGGCCAGGTAATGGTCATGGTGGCGACAGCGATGCCCTGCGAAACAACAGAGCTCGACGTAACCGTGACGCTGGCCGGTGCTGGCACAACGGTGATCGGAATCACGCTGATCGGACGCTCTTCCAGGCGGGCGCCGGTGTCGATGTAAGCGAACTTGCTCGGCTCATACTGCAGCGCGCTGATCTCAAAGTCGCCCTCGGTGGTGCGCCTGGTGCGAAGCACACGATACAGCGGGATCGCCAGATCATCGGCGTCGAGCGCCCATTGCAGCTGTGCGATCGGTGGCTCGCTGTAGGCGACAGTCACCGTTACGGCGCGACCATTGACGCTCTGCACGGTACGCCCCTCAGCGCGCCCACCCGGCAAGTTGATGATCAGCCGGTCGCCAGCCCTGGCCTGGGTGTCACGGTCCAGCGTCACAACGCGACCAGCAACAGCAGAAATGCGCCCGCCAACTTCACGCCCCGCCAGCAGCGAATCCGCCACAGGAATGATGTGGCCAGGAAGCGGGATCACCCCTTCCATGCCCGCCTTGAACGACACAGTGCGGTCCTGATTGTTGCTCAGGATCGCCCACTTGCCGCGACGCTGGGCCTCAGACGCCCGAGTGCAACCGATAGCGCTCAGTTCGGTCGGCTTATCGCCCATACGGCGCTGGAGAGCCAGATCCGCGAACGGAATGACGTCGGTGTCGTAGTTGTTGGCCGGGTTGTCGTAGCTGACCAGAGCCCGGGTGTAACGGGTCTTCGCCGAAGCGCTGCCGTACGAAAACTTGCCGTCGATGACGTTGGCACGAGTGAAGACATAGTCAAAGTCCTGCGCACGCGGCATGTCGGCCTGCATCACCAGTTGGCCCTGGGCCCAATAGGTCATGCCCCGGTAGATGCCGGCGATATCGCGCAACAGCGACCAGGCATCAGCCTTGCCCTGAAGATTCATGTCACACAGAAAACGCGGCTCTGTCCCGCCGAGGCCGTTCGGCACCAACTGATCACAGTATTGAGCGATCCGGTAAAGCTCCCACTTGTCGACCATGAACGACTTGATGCGCTTGCCCAGGCCGAAACGGTCTTCTGTGCAGATGCCGTAAGTGATCCAGGCCGGGTTATTGGTCCAGGCCTGCTTCATGGTGCCGTCCCAAGTACCGGTGTAGGTCCGGGACATTGGGTCATAGTTGCTTGGCACCTGCCATTTACGGGCACGGCACCGCACAGTCACGGCCGGGATGTTGGTAAACTGCTCCGCATCGAACTCGATGTAGAGCAGCGCGGTGTTCGGGTAGCGCAGCTTTGCGTCGATCACTTCGGTGATGCCGGCGATCAACATGGTGTCGGCAATCTTGTTGCTGTTCTGGTTTGGCGTCAGACGGCGTACACGGATCAACCAGCCGCTGGTGGCGTCCGGTAGATCAACGCGGACGGACCGCTCGTAACGCGTGGTGGTCTTTCCGTCTACGGCGCCGGGATACACCTGCTGATATGCTCCGCCATCAGTGGCCAAATCGATGGCATAGTCGATTCGGTAGCCAACCACATTCCCTTCATCATCCTGGCGCTGCAAAGCAGGCCACGCGAACCGCATGCGAATAGCGGAAAGCTGGGTGTTGGTGATCGAGCGCACCCACGGGCTGTCACTGCGCAACTCCACATTCAGCGAGGTTTCATTCTCAACCGCCGGGATACCGGGAATGTACGACTGATCGACGGAACCCGATCGCCAGTCCCATTTCACATTCGGAAAATTGTAGTTACCACTCGCATCTCGGATCGGCGTGTTGTCGAGGAAAATGCTGTAGTCCGTCGGCACCTCGTCGAATTCCCCCTCACCCACGGCAATCAACATTTTCGCCAGGTTCGTCGAGCGCAGGCTGTCGCTGGCTTCAACCGGCGACTTTGGCTTGCTGCTGCCGCCCTTCTCGCCGTAGATATCGATCTTTTGTGCTGCGCCCATACTTTCCTCCAGGCATAAAAAAACCGCCCGGAGGCGGCTTGGTCATGAGCCATGAAGGCTCGCGTAAAGTTTCATCGCGTATTCAGCAACGCGAACCAGAGTAAAAACAACCACGAAGATCCGTGAAAACCATTTCTTCATCAGTAAAAACCCTCCTTTGACGAGGAAGGCCGATCCTTCCTCGCGTAGTGAGGGTTTTTGGCGTTAGGTCTTATCCTCAGCGTAGATCGAAGCCGAGATGATCATCCCGCCCCAGCGCCGGTCGCCGATGCAGATCGGCACCGGGTTACCACTGGCAGTGGTGTTCTTGGCGCTGCCGAAGGCGTAGGACGGTGCGTTCTCGGGGGATGAGCTTTGCGATAAACCGCCCTGCTGAGGACTGAGCATCTGAATCACGCCTCCGGCGATACTGGCTGTACCCGCCGCATACAGAAACGGTGATGCAGCCGCAAAGGGAGTGAACGAAAGCACGTATGCAGCGACAATCATTACCGTGCCAATGATCGTCTGCAAGCCGCCGGCGCGTTTGCTGCCGCCGATCACCGGGACGATGCGGATTTCCCTTGTACCACCGAGATCGAATCCATCCATCCCGACATTCTTGCGGTTACGAAAGATCGCGAACTTCAACCCCAGCCGCTCGAGTCGCTTTATTTCTTCCGAGAAGCCCTCGATCGTTGCATTGAGCGCGCGGAACACTTCCACGGCCGAGCCACCATCCAAGAGGTATGGCTTACTGCGGAAAAACTTTTTCGCCAACGAGCCCGAGAGCATGACTTTCGTCGTGGGGGTATAGGTTATAGCTGGGCACATGCCATTCTCCAGACAATAAAAAACCGCCCGTAGGCGGTCAATTCAAAGCGTTGTGGGGAGTATATCTATCTGCCCATCACCGCCGGTAAACACTCGATATTTTTTAACTGCACCGTCTTTTACGATTGCCTCGCGCTCAACGCGGTCGGCCCCCATCGAACAGATACCTGAGCCGGTATAAGCCGCTCCCACTGACACGGAATCAGGCGGCAGATAGAACGATGCCTTCTGACCTGGGTCGAGCTTGGCCGCCTGCTTACCGTCAATGAAAACTGCCATCGAGCAAAGGCTGCCGGTGTGGCCAGAGTCGCGAATTACTTGAAGGGTGCCGTAGGCTCCAGATGGCTTGTTTTGATAGGCCAACAGCTGACTTTGTGGTGCCTGTCGAGCCTCACTAGATGGCGTTGATGAGGTCGCACACCCCGCCAGTATCGCCATCGCCAAAGCTCCTACGAACAATTTCATATCGTTCCCTCGTTGAGATATAGCGAGACTTTAGCATTGAGGGGGGTAGAAACGAAAAAGCCCAGCACTAGACTGGGCTTTTCCACATCAGTTCTAGGCAGATTTACGGGAAACCCTGATGGCATCAATCGCGTCTTGAGTAAGCGCCATAACTGTCACTGTGCTTACTTCAATCCGACTGATGATATCTGCTCTCGGGCCTTGTCTCCACGCAGTGCTTGCGTAAAAAGCATCTTGAGATGCTACGCGATGGCTCTCGCTTTCATAGGAGCGAATTAAGTGATAGCTGTCATCGTCATGCAAAGAACGGCCATAAGAAACGACATCGATGCCAGCCTTCAAGTGAAGCGGAACACTTGCTTCTTGCATTATTCGATGGAAATCCAATCCCGACCCGGGCTTCAAGGTGTACATCAGGATTTCAACAATTCGTGTCATTCCAAGTCTTCCATGTGTGATTTCAGGTTCCCATCTTACGAACATGCCCCTCCTTCGCAAACCTCTAGAGATGGTCTGAAGTAGTCGCGTATTTCTGGTCGACTTCAGCGTCCGCCGTTTTTTGAGAGTAGCCAATCGATCCAGAACACCCAATTCATCCGGTTTCTCTATGTTCTTAGCCGTCGCCGGCACCTCGCGGCGGCCATTCCCCTGCGGCCTGTCACTGAGGCTACACGTATTCTGAATGTACATCGTGCAACCCTGTATCGAGCCTTGGTACGTCCCCTGCTTAAGAGCTTTCGTCTTCAATGGTCTTAAGGCATACACCAAAATTTGTATAAACATGGAGCGGCGACTATGGGAAATCGAGAGTATCCGTCTCAAGCTTTTTCACGGATGGCCGATGCTTCTGGCAGGAAATAGACAGGTCGGGCTTCAGCCATAGACCCAGCGGACGATAAAAGCCTCAATGCATAGATGTGCCAAGGCTGGCACTAAGGAAATGGCGATGGCAGTAAAACACGCACTCTGGGCAACCTTGCTGATAATTTCATGCCAGACGACCCTGGCCGCGGCTGACGAAGAATATGGTTCCTTCGGTGCACAAGTGAGCGATGGCAGTGAACTCAAACACTACAACGCGTTGCTCGATCAGTTAGGTCATCTTGCAAACTTCCAGAACCTCGCCGCAGTCCGGGCGGGCTCGCCGGTTGACAATCACGCGTTTCTATCCCAACTCAGCGACATCTATGTTCAGATCGTAAAAGAGAATGGCGCCTCTTATATTCCTGAATACAAAACAGACACCTTGGCGTTGAAGAATATTGATAGTTTTCGAACTTACGCGCTGGAAAGCTCGCTGAAGTCCGCGTTCGAACCCAGCAATGAAACCTGCGGCGCAGCTGTGGTCTTTCTTTACCCAACGCTGGTCGCCTCGACGCTGCAAGATCTAAAGCCCGAATATATCGAGCCCAAATCAGCCCCGGCACGAATCGCAGCCTTGCACCAGGCAGCGCAGCAGGACTTGAGAAATGACCGAAACGTACTGGAGTTGATGTGCAATGCTACCCAGTTTCAACCGGCCCTGACGGGCGTTGACAGCTTCCTGAGACTGCTGCGTTCAGACAGTGGCAGTTTCTTGATGGCGATTGCCGCAAAGGAAAAGTTCCCGATTCCTCAACCAGTGTTAGCCCCAAAACCGAAGGAACCGTATCCTGGCTATTCCCTCCTGACTCAAGATGACCGCGATCGCTGTGCTTTGTATTCCAGATGGTACTTTCACGCCGCATCCATGAGAGACCGTGGCGAATCGCCTGACCTTACTTACCGCAAATTGATCGAGTTGTCGAAACTGCCGAACTACAGCAATCCACCCGATCTGGAGATGGTCACCAAGATGGTGTTCATGGCTTATCCAGGGGAAGCCCCCGCCATGATCACTGAAAAAACCAGGAATAGCTGCATGCAAACCCTCGCCAAGCACCGAGTCGAAAACAAACCTTTTGACTGGAACGCGGGCTAACCACAGTGGTTAGTGGCTGGGTTATCGGGCACAAGGCCTGTGACAACATCCAGCATGTATTGAGCCCCCCCCAGAAACGACAAAGCCCAGCACTAGACTGGGCTTTTTCACGTCTGATCAAGTCAGCTACTTCTGAACAGGTTCTGTATGGAAGGCGGTATATGGCAGAAATAACGTATCGGCGACCATGCTGAATGGTAGATCAATCACTGCCAGCGGTACCAGGGCGCGCAAGGCTCCAGCGCTTTCGTCCGTTGCGGCCTTGATCAGCTCAATATCAGTGGAAGATCCGCAATAGGGGTGAGCGCCGCAGCGTGGGCGATCACCAAAGGTTTCGGAAAAAGTCGAACACCCCGCCAACATCGCAACCGCCAAAGCGCCTACGAACAATTTCATGTCGTTCCCTTATTGAGATTTGGCGCAACTTTATCACCATCGAGGAATCGGCACGAAAAACCCCGCGGGTGACCTCCAGAGGAAGCTTACCTCTGATCAATTTCGATCTTCTGGGTAGGATCGGCACTGTATTTTTGGCGCTTCAGCTGCGGATCACCTTTAGCCAGGCAGAAGAAATAGATCTCGGCCTCGCCACATCCGCCATGCAACGCGCACTCGCTAGCCTGCATGTGGTCGAGTAGGATTTCCCGACCTTGGGATTCACAAAATACGTTCGCCTCTTTCAGGGCTTGGCCTTTTGCAGACGCAGGACCACCGAAAGGAACACGTGTAGAAATTGTGTAGGTGTCCGGCCCTACTTTTATTGGGCCACTATCCGTACACCCAGAAAGCAGCGCCAGAGCCAACGCTCCTACGAAAAGTTTCATGCAGGTCACTCCTTTGGAAAGGATGCAAGGTATCACTGGGGGTCGCACAAACGAAAAAGCCCAGCGGATGGCTGGGCTCTATACGCTTCGCCACTACAGAGAGCGAAGCTCAGTGAACGCCCGAGCAATACAGTATGGAATCACTGCGCAGGTCAGTCCCATCGCAGCCGCAGCTGCCTCCTGAGGAGCACTTTTCGCCAATATCATCCCGCCGAAACCAACAACCGCACCGATCAATGACATGAACACGGTGACAATCCACATGAATTTGGCCAATTTCATTCCCTTAATTACGTGACTGATAGCTCGCCTGCACATGAGAGTCGAGCTGGCAGCGCGCTCGAATCTACAGTGGCTCTTAGATAGGAGTCAATTCGCCATCACGACCTTACGACATCACAACGCAAGCATTCCTTCCTGTCCATCCCGCCTGTACGAATCCCCAGTAACGCCCCGACAATCTCCGTAGTTAGCCTCCCGCTTTCACGCAACGGATACCCCAGTCCTTTGCCTGCAAGCCCATGGACTGGGATTGCGCCAATTTCGGCGCGGATAACGCAAGGAAAGTGAAATGAGCGAAGTTAAAACAGCTGAGCAGCGCTTGTGCGAGCTTGAAATCGTCGTCAGACCTTGATTCTCTTCAACCAAAACGCCATCGCCACTGTTAGCCGGTGAGTCACCCAAGGCAATCCAGCCATTGCAGATGCTCTTATCCGCGACCTGGCGGATCTGAAGGCTCGCAGCTATAGCGGCATCGACAAAGGCCTACATGACCAATATGTTGACAGTCTTATAGTTGGGGTTAGCTGATCACCCCAAATCCAGCAGCGTAAAGCCGGCCACTGCGCTCGCATTTTTTCATGATGACGCGCCAGCAGCCTGCCAGATTCTGCTTGGAAACTTCGGTCCGTCCATTCTCTTGGGCGGTACCGCTTGTACTTCCAACATCCTCAATTTGCTTCTTCATATTCTTCTCCCGCGACCCTGCCGCATTATGTGGTTGATTGTGCATCTTTGTGCCTGAGGATCAGGCGTGTTCGGTCCAGCCATGGGCCGCCGAAGACGATGATCTCGCTCGGGCGGCCGTATAGGTGGTGCAGTAGGAAAGGACCAGGTCCGAAGGTCGCGGCGTCCTCGCCAGGCAATGCCGGATCGGCGCCGAGGAATATCCCGGCGTGGTTCGGGTGCACTGTCCGCCCTACTTCCATAACGACCATGTCGCCGCGCTGCGGCTGATCGACTCGGTAGAACCCAGCCGCCTCGTAGTTCGATTCGTACAGGCTGGCGTTGGCGTTGCTCTCCCACCATCCGTCATCGCGCTTGAAGGCTTCAAACTCCAGTCCCCACTCGCGCTTGTACCAATCCGCACAGACCTGCCAGCAGTCCCAGGCACCGTGCACGAACGGACGCTTAAGCAACGGCGCTTCACCTGTAGGCATGACAGTGCGTAAGTCGCACTCCGGCCAGCTGAGGATGTGCCAGGGCAAAGCCGTGGCCTCACACATGGCCAGGTCGCGCGGTGACGGTCTGCTGGTGGCGTCCGGGTGCGAATGAACTACACCAATCACTTCACCGATGTCCTCGGCTGCCGCGTACTCCTCCGGGTCAATCCGGAACTCCTCATTGGGCTCGCTGGCGATGTTTTGGCATGGGTAATACTGCTGTTTTCGGCCAATGCCCAGCAGCAGCCCGCAGCACTCTTTCGGGTACTCGGCTGCCGCATGAGCCTGTATCGCACTCAAGATGTGTTTGCGCATGGTCAGCTCCTGGCAATGAGGGAAACCGCAGGGAAGCCCCCGAACGGGTAGGGATTCCCTTCGCCGAAGCGAGGAATACAGCCCCGACCCAGCGTTGCATCACACTCATCCAGTTCAGGGTTATCGGTTTGCACGCCATCCTTCGTGAAGTAAGGGCCGGTGTAGCCGCAGTTCGGCCCGCGGTAACCACCAGTAAGGCACCAGTGGCACAGCGTGGTCGCCTGCCTGCCTATTGATTCTCCGCCGACATCGCCGGGGCTGGCCAGCTCCCAACTGACCGTCTCCCCGTCCTCGTTCGTCTTCTGGTCGATATACCAGACTTCGATCGTCTCCTGGGTTGGGTCTGCCGTCGGGTTGCCGGCCGGGAAGTTCTGCGCGTCCAGGTACGTGCCCAACGTGTGACGCATCGTCAGCTTGAACTCGAGTAGATCGTCGAACGCCAGACACAACGCCGTGATCCGGCCATTAACGTTGCCGACCGACAAAGTGGGCCGCACCGCAGTGCCGTCGCCGTTCGCCTCGATGCCATCGATCTGCATTGGCCAGGCACCGTACTCGTTGCCCTGCCACCAGATGGCTTTGGCTGGCAACAGATCCGCATCGGCGCCGGCGGCAATGATCTCTGCAGGTGTGTGCGGTATCGAGTGTCCGTGAAAGCGCAAAACATCTGCGCCGTAGTCCGAGCCGTCCAATTCAAAGAGCAGCACTTCGCTGCCGGGCTCTAGAACCTGAATGTCACTGATCAGCGGCATAGTTGCCCCTTATGGTTGAAAAGCACGGTCAAAGGTAGCCGTGAGCTTAAAAACGCCGCCGCCCATTGGAGTGGGTGCGGGGTTCTTGCAGGTGAACAGACCAAGCTGTCCGAGAGGCGTTGTCCAGAGAAACGCCTTCGCCCCAGCGTGCCGGTCAAAGAACGCCATGATTTCCAGTACTTTGGCTTTTTGGCCGCTGTAGGTGATTGGGTAGGAGTCCTCTTTATTGTTCGGTCCATCGCCAATCTGCTGTTTGTAGCCGTCGCCAAACTGCGCGGTGCGCACCCGATACGTGATCTCGGGTGAACCACCGCGCTCGGTTGGCCATGTGAATGTCTCGATCGCCATCAACCCCTCCCATTTGTCAGGCGCCAGATCGAGCCGCCAGGTTGCAGTGCTCTGGCGATTGCTGTTTCAGCCTCGACTTTTGCGGCCTGCTGAATACCTTTGCCGAACTGATTGGATGCTTCTTGAGAGGCTGTGCCGCCCGCTTCGCCAGACGTCTGTACCGAAACAGCAACTGGGAAGTTGTAAGTATTGCCACCATTGCCGCCGCCCATTGCTGCGATGCCTGGCCTACCACCGGTAGTCAGCGGCGTGACACTACCGCCTTGGGCGCCGGTCATCAGATACGAGCGCCCTCCCTGACTGAACAGCTCCGGCCCCTTTTCGTTCACCTCATACAAAGTGTTGGGATCAACGCCGCCACCCGAGGCACGGCCGCCGCCGAAGGTCACCGAGGCGGAGCTCGCATCAAACTGACTGCCGAAGCTCTGCGCGCCAGCTTCAGCGCCACCGGCCGTTGCAGCACCTGTTGCTCCGGTACCGCTGCCGGTGAAATAACTGATGCCAGCGCCGACCAAACTGCTCAGCAGTGCGGAGCTGGCCTGCCGCGTCGCAATCCGCGCCATGTCCGCCAAAATCGACTTGGTGAAGTCGGCGAACGACAGCTTCCCGGTCATGGCGAAGTTGACGACCGCGTCTTCCATCGAGCTGAAGGCGTTGCCGAACAGACTTTTGGTCTGGCCGGCGACGTTCTGCGCCGAATCCAGGTAGTTGGCCCAGGCTGATGTTGCGCCCTTCGTCCAATCCCCCTGCGCCGCTTCGACATCGACATAGTTCTGCCGGATCTGGTCGGTCGCTGCCTTGTTCGCGTCTGCGAGGGCTTGGGATTTGCGAGTGAACTCTTCGTCGGACATGTTGCGTGACGGGTCTGAGCGCTGGTTTTCCAGCTCCAGAGACTGCTGAGCGAAACGGTCTTGCTGGCTGTTCAGTTCGCCGCTGAGTGCGTTCTGCCGATCGCCTTGACCAACGCCGATAACCGCTCGCCGCCCGGCCAGCTCCAGCGCCTTCTGTTGCTGACTCAGCGCCTGAGCGTATGAAGTGATAGCGCGCTCTTGCTTGGCCAGTCGGCCGGTTTCGTTTGTTGCGAGCACTTCAAGCTGGCTGTCGGCATCTTTCTGCGCCTTGACCATTGCGGTGCGTGCATCGGCGATCTTCTGGTCGAGCTGGATGCGTTGCGCTGCCGTGGTGCTGGACTTGCCCTTTGTTGCCTCGAGCGCAGCAATCTCGGCCTGGTAGCTCTGCTCAACCTCAACGGCTTGCTGCTTGATTAGGCTGACGCGCTGTTCGGTGTAGCTGGCTTGCGAGATCACGCCGGCGCGCTGCGACGCTTCGAGTTCCTTTTCGGCATTTTTGTAGTAGCTCAGCGTTTCAGCGAGGGCGTTCTTCGAGTTGTTGAAGCCGGTCAGGTCGACAGCGCCAGATGCAGACTTGGGGTCCTTGTACTTGTCATTGATCGCGGACTTTTGCAGATCAATGCTCGCTTGGGTAAGGCGACTGTTTGCCGGATCGGACTTTCGAAGAGCGGCAATCTCCCTTTCCAGATCCTCAAGCTCATCCTTGCGCTTATCTGCGTTGGACCTGTTGGACTTTTTCCGGGCATCAAGCTTGTCGATAGCCTTCTGACCAGCCAGTTCCGCATCGTCTCGCTCTTTCAGTTTCTTTGCGTAGTCGGTCTCGGCGGCGTCCTTTACCTCCAGCCCCTTGATGTAATCCTTGAGGCTTTGTTTCCCCTTCTCACCAATATAGACAGGGTCCTCGCCGGGTATCCTTTCACTGCCCCCACGCGTTTCAAGCCGCTCAAGCGCTTCTTTAGCTGTTTGAATGCGCTCCGCATTGGTTTGAGCGCGTCCAGCGTTTTTAAGACCATCTGCGGCCTTGGCGACGAGGTTGTAACCTTTTTCCCAGAGACTGAGGTTCTCCAGGATTTTAGGAGTCCGATCGTTGATGGCATCGGCGTACTGATTGGTCGCCAGCTTTACTGCTTCCGCATGCTTACCCTGCTCCTCCAAGGCCACGATCTGCGAGTAAACCGATGCAGTCAGGTAGTGATACTCAGCGTTCAGCGCTGCGGATGCCTTGACCGGTTCATCGGACAGCTTTACGAACTCAGCGATCGTCTCGCCAACGGCCTTGCCGGTGGCTTCCTGCATAGAGACGGCAGCCTGAGTGATCCCCAGAAAGCTCTCGCCTGCAATCTTTCCATTGCCGGCCAGCGTTGCCAGAACCTCAGCGGCCTGCCCCGTTGTCCCGACCGTATCACTCACTTGGCGAGCCATGACGCCAAGCTGGGACGAGGTGAATCCCGCCGATCCGCCAGTCAGGATTAGAGACTTATTAAACGCATCCTGCTCTTCGCTGCCCTTGTAATAGGCATACCCAAGACCACCCACCGCCGCAGTTGCCAGAGCAAGCGGAGCGAGAGTTGCCAGAAGCCCTGCTGCCGATGCGCCGGCGCCCGCACCGAGCTGAGCGACAGCGCGAACGCCGCTCCCCCAGTCACCGGACGACAACGCGTTCCCCAGCTGCACAACGTTTTCCTGAGCCTGGCGGGTGCCGAGCTTCAGTTTGTCGAATGCAGTTTCTGTGGCGGTGAGCGAAGAGCGGTCCTTGCCGATCTTCGCCAGCGCCTCGTTATAGCGATTCGCGTCGACCACGCCAGCCTTGTGTGCAGCCTCCAGCGCCTTTTCCTGCGCCTCGAGCTTGGCCAGCTTCGCAGTAACAGGATCGATGCTGTTGACCGTGCGTTTCAACGCCTCGATCTGGCGATTTTCCGCGTCGATCAGGCGCTGTTTCTGTGCCGTTTCCTTGGCCTCGGCCTTTTCGATCTTGTCATAGGCCTTGCCCAACTGATCCTGATAGCGAGCCTGCTCCTCGATGGTAACCAGGCCGCCTTTACGCGCGCGCTCCAGCAGTCCTTCAGCCTGAATCAGCTGTTCAATGCTGTCGAGGTTGCCCGTCATCGCCTTATCGAGACGGCTGATGATCGCGATTTCGCTGGTTGCGCTTTCGGTAGCCTTGCGGGTCGCGCCGGCCTGCCGCTCCCGCGCACCAGTGGTTTTGTCGATGCCCTGCACGACCTCTGTCTCGGTCTGAACGATCTTCTTGCCGGTGTTGGCCAGGCCGTCACCGGTCTTGCCGAGATCGTCGATCGCTTTCCCGGCGTCCTCAGCCGCATCGACCAGCTTGTCCAGATCATCAGCAGCTTTGACGGCTTGCGACGACTCAACTGCAATACCCAGCGATGCAAAGGTGGTGCTCATTTGTGCTCTCTCTGTTCCGCCATCACCTGCAGGGCTTCAGCTTCCATATGACGGATATCGCTGAAGATGCTTTGCCGCTCACCGAGAGGCACGCCACACATTCGAATCACGTTGGGCAGAACGCCGTAGTCCAATCCTGTTGCGCCACACGCGCCTGTACGCCACTGAGTGCTCATCGCCTCAAATACAGTGAACGCCGCCCAGTTGTCCGGCCAGATATCGACTTGCTCGACCGGGATGTCATTGCGCGACATGCCGAACGCTGCCAAATCAGCATCTGACGGACCGGCCTCATACAGGGCGCGCGAAGCGCTTAGGAGTTTCCCAGGCGAGCCTGGCTGAACGCCTCTGAGTACGCCGATAACACTGCGCTGGGCGTAGAGGCGATCGAGCTGACCAGAATGCGGATGTTTTCGTCGGTGAGTTTCACGTCGAAGTCCCAACTGACGACCACTGCCTTGATTTGCTCGACCTGGATGTCGATTTGCGCTGCGGTGAACTCTTCGAGGCCCATTTCCTCGACTTTCAGGCCGAGCGCCTTGTTACGCTCACTCCATTCGGTATACAGCGCCGCCAGGTCAGTCCGGTCTCGATACTTGAACTCGAACGGCACCTTCACTGGATCACCGCCAACGCGCGGGATCATCACGTCAGCCTTGAAGGTTGGGTTTTGAATCAGCTTGAACTTGGCCATGGGTTACACCGCCGAGTAACGAGTTGGGCGGCCGGTCAGTGCAATGCTGATGACGCGGGTCATCAAGTTGTTACGCGACATGGTCGGGGTCGAGGTGATCGACACATAGCCGTTGTAGATAATGCTGCTACCACCTGGGAGGTTCAGGCGCAGGACTCGCTCCTGTTTATCGTCGTCCGCAGCCTCGCAGACAGCGACATACGGTTTCGACGGATCATCAGCAACCGTAATGGCCAGCGTGACGGGGTTTTTGGTAGTTGGCATTTGACGATCATCATCGTCAGCCAGGAAGCCGAAGGTCAGGAACTGCTGATCACCGCCACTCGAATTCAATTCGGTAACTTGCGAGATCTCGGTGAAGGAAGCGACTTCGCGCACCGAGCCAACGCCGGAGCCGGCTGGGTATTGCTGAACATTAGTGGTCTTGACGCCTCCCAGCGCGAAGGTGCCGCTGGCAATCTCGCCAACCTGCACAGCGCGACCGTCCAGCCGCGTCCAGCCGGAGCTGACAGCGATGATGTCGCCCTCCGCCAATCCGTGAGCCGCGGCCGTGGCCACCGCTGGGTTCGCGTTGGTCAGTGCAGTAAATGGGATCGCAGCGCCATAGGCGGAAGCAATTTCGAGCGTTGCGCCGTTAGGCATTTGAATGCCGGCCATGGGTTTTTCCTTTTTTCAGAAATGAAAAAACCCGCTCAGTGGCGGGTTCATTGGTAATCGATTGAAATGGTGGGTGGATAATCCAGGCGTTTCGGCTTGGCTTCAGACTGGTTGTGCAGGCCCAGTGTCGAGTTTGCGAGCCAGTTCGACATTCATCTCGAACTGTTCGCCAACATCGATCATCGTGCGGCGGCTTTCCTCGATTGACCCTTCCTGAGTCCAGAGAAACGGGAAGAATGAAAAACACTGATCGGCTTTCAGTGCCTGCAAGTCACTACACCAGCCATCCCAGCGCAGGCCGTCGTAAAAGATTGCAAGCCGATCGCTCAAGGCCCAGCCAAGAAAGTCGGTATAGCCGATGTCCAACTGCTCCCACCGCAGTGTGTCGGGCGCCCAGTAGTACATCGCTCCTACATCATCCCCCAAACCGCCGCCGTTGATGGAAAAGAACCCTCCGGCGGCATCGTCGGCGACCAGCAAATAAGCACCAGCTCGGCCGTCGTTCCAATCAACAAGGTTTCGTGACAGCTGAGGATGCCCGGAGCCGAGCACGCGTAACCAGCCATGGTCGATAAGCAAACCACCAGTCCCGTAGGCGATCGCACCCAAAGTCGATCTGGTCGTAACCTGAAGGCCAGAAAGAACTCGGTCGTTCTCGGTGGATGGGGGTAGTAACTGATAGTTTAGGGTGGCTTCTACCAGCATTTTTTCAATGAGAGGCAGCGCGGGGTCGCGGCTATCTATCAAATCTTCCAAGCTTTTCATCTACCGATCCTTGGGAAAAGGAAGCGATTATAGCCGCATAGGCAATGGAGCGGATTAGAGCTCGGGGTGGTAACAAATCAGCTATAGACCCGTGTCCGCGCGGTACATGAACGACACGGGTACCGTAAAAGTTGTGTCGTCCGGAATGCCGGGGCCGGGGTCAACCGGCGTCATGGTCACGATGGTCAGCGCACCCTTCGTGTTCCGCTCGTACAGCGGGAACAACGCGGCGATCTCGTCTACCAGGCCTTCCGCCTCGCCCGGACCAGAACCCGAAGGGGTGACAATGCTCACCTGAAACACGCCGGTGTAAACGTGATGATCGCCGGCCAGCGTGTTGCTGCCCGTACCGGCCGGAATGGCAAAAGCTTTCAGATAGGTCTCGCCATCTGCCGGAGTAAAGGCCGCACCTTCATAGGCAATGCGCAGCGTGAGTGTGCGAGCCGCTGCCCAATCTGTCAGGCGCGCCTCAAATAGTTGTCGAATGATTGCGTGGCTCATACCTGGTTGTTCCTGATGGCTTCTTCAACAATCTGCTGGAAGCGAGTCAAGGTCACGCGGACCATCCCGCCTGGGGCTTGCTTGGAGTGGCCATATTCGAGGGCGATACCATAAGGCAGGTTGTTCACGATGTAGGCCGTCTGGCCAATGGTCAGTGCCTGCACTTGGGCCCGCAGTACCGCAATCGTCACATTGCCCGACGGATCGACCTGATCGAGAACACCCTCGGCCGGGGTATCAATCGAGAACTGCCAGTTACCGCGAAAGCGCCCACCAATGTAGCCCTTCCCCGCCACCAGACCGTTCACATTGAAGTTCTGTTCGCGCTCGGTCTTGGTCAGTGGCTTGGCGTACTTCACGCCGCGCTTCAGCTTGCCGGCCTTGGTGAAGTTGCTGTCGGTCAGGTTGATGACCGTATTGCGCACGGAGACCTTGAAGTCGTAGTCGTCGGCCGCCCGGGTGTTTGCCTGGCGATGTGCAACGTTGGCTGCCCAGATCTCGGGATTGCCCACCGGCGACATGCGAATAACGCTGCTGCCGATTTCGATGACGATCTCGCGGAACGTCGCGTCGATGCCCGACTTCGCCTGCTCGGCAAACTGCCGGATGTTCTCGGCGAAGCTGCCGTTCATGCCGGCGTATTTGCTCATGACCGCACCTGTAGTTCGTACAGGATCGGCGTGCCGGCCGGGTTGTTCTCTTTTAGTGGTGGAACAATGGTCCAGGTGCGCCCTTGGGCAACGACCTTGCTGAGCAGCGTCGGCGGCGAGGTCAGCCCGCTTGCTGCGATCTTCAGCTTTTTATCGCCGACCTTGATCAGTGAGTTGGTCTGAAACTCTTGCCCGGTAAAGTCGAGCAGGATGCCTTGGGCGGTGCGCTCGACGACGGTGTCAGGCCGCGTCTTGCTGGTACTCGGGTCGTACGCACCTTTGACGATGTCCCGGATAGTCACCGGCTGGCCGAACTCTGAAATCATCTCCAGAGCCATCACGGCCATCTCATCGTAGAAGTCGGCCATGAAAACTCCGTTTCAGTTATGCGCGGACGGCGAACAAGCCCCGCTTTTGTAGGTAATCGGCGAACTGCGTAGCGCTCGGTTGATCTGGCGCGGCCGGCAGTAGCCGGTTACTGGTGTTTGGGATTGCAGCGTACTGCCGCGTCACCGCCCCCTCGACGCGATCCAGCAGAACCGCCCCTTTGCGCTTCTCTACAGGGTCGATATCGTCCTGATGAATCTCGGCAGCCAAGGCCATCTGGCCGTACTGGATACGCGCCGGCAGGTAGTTGTGTGGCTTGTTCTCGCCATCCAAATGCACCTCCCTGCGCGGCCATGCCAGAGCCTGGTCACTGCTGGACTTTCGCCCCTTCCAGGTCATGCCATCCATCGCCAAGGCCGCCCGACGAAGCAGTGCTTCTTGTGCTGACTCGTCCGCGGGAATAGTCACGCCAAACTTCTTCGCGTACATGACCAAGTCCGCGGCGCTTGCATAGCTTTCGGCGTCTGACTTACCGGTACCGTCCTCGACAATCAGGCTCATGAGTTAGCTCGCTGGAATGAGTTTCAGAATTTCAGCTTTGGAGGCCTTGGCATCATAGTCAATGCCCTGAGCCGTCAGCCATTCACGCAGAGCACCGACACCCATTTCCGCAGGGTCGGTTTCCGACTCGCCCCGCACAGCCGGCAACTCGGAGACGATCACGTCCACTCCCAGGGCCTCGTATGCGTCAACGATCACCGGGTGATCGCCAACGACGATAACCTTTGTCACCCCGCTCTCAACGGAGCGAAATAGATCGGCATTACGGTAGCGCTTGTTCGGATCGAAGCCGTCCAGCTGATTGGTGTAGATGAGTTCCATAACGCTCTCCAGAGCGGCCATTTCTGACCGCTGCTTGATGTGTGGGTTAGCCGCCAGTAGCTGGCGGAGTGGCTGTTAGCTTGATCATCACGCCAGCGGTGACCTTGTCGCTGCCGGCATGCTTGACCCAGTTGGCTGGTGAGCCCACAGCAGACAGTGTCGGGTTCGAACCACCGGTGTCGGCCTTCCAGCTGTAACCCAGTACATCGATGTTCACCGTCCCTTCAGCACGGTAGCCAAGGCTGAGGTTCTCCTCATCGTTCACGTCGTAGGAGCGGAAGCCAGGCGCTTGGGATTCAGTGATCGCCACTGCGTTCGGCAGCAGACCAAAGATCACATCCGCCGGCGCGGTGTCAGTCACCAGCACTGGTTTGCCGAGAGTGCCCGGCAGACCGCCGTAAATCACCACGCCCGCTTCTTCGTAGATCTTGTTGGTGATCGCTTCATCAACGATGTCGAAGTAGGCGCTCGAGTGCATGACCCAGAGAGAGATGCGGCCGAACTTGTCGCCGAATTTACGCATGCCGCGGGTGAGCGTCTTTTTGCCATCGGTTTCGATATTTGCCGAAACCACCATGCCTGGGTTCGAGCCGATCGCCGCGCGCAGTGCAGCGGTGGCGTACTGGATAAAGCCTTCCAGAGTTGCATCAGCCACATCGGCACCGACGATCTGGGAGAACTCTTCTACCGGACGACCGCGGCGCTTGAAGGCCTCTTCGGTGGTCTGGTATGGGCCGTACTTCCAAGGTGCCTTAACGCCAACGACTTCACCAGCAGTGATTTTCTTCGCAACGACCTTGCCTTCCGAGTTGACGTCACGGTGCTCCAAGGAGCCGTTCAGTTTGTAGAGCGCACGCTTACGGAAGTCGCCCTCGATCAGCTCATTGTCGAGCACCATCGCACCGTTGGACGATGCGTTGAAGATGTCCAAGTTGTCCTGAACGCGTTCTAGGTATGCGGTTTGCGCCTCATCGTTATAGATGATCAGGTCGCTGTTTACGGTTGTAGCCATGGGTCAATCCCCTTACTTGGGTAATTGCAGATATGCGGTTTGGCCGTGCTTGCGCTGGTAATCGCGCTTCTGCTCGGAGGTCATTTCGGAGCGCTTGAATGCAGCCTGGCCGCCACCCCCGCCCGGGGCATTTGTTCCTGTAGCCCTCGGCCACAAGTGAGGTGCGCTTTCGCGCAGAGACTCCGCCCATTCGAGCGGTGTCAGAGGTGTTTTGCCATCTTTGCCGAGGATGGCTTGGCCTTCCTTGTCGACTGCGACAGCATCGCCCTCTTCGTTCAGCGTGAACTGCCCTCTGGCGCGAAGGATCAGATCGTCTGTCGCTTCAGGCAGCGCACCGGCCTTGATTGCAGCGGCGCGAATCGAGTCGCCGAGTACCTTGTCTCGGAACTTGTTGGCGAACGCTTCGGACTTTTCCGCCCGAGTTCTTTCGCCGGCCAGCTGCTTTTCGAACTCGCCACGCAGACGTTCAGTGCGCTTGCCGAAGACTTCGTCGATCTTGCCCTCGGTCAGCAGCTTGGTTTCTTCATCCTGACCCGCTTTGGCCAGCAGCCCTTTCACCGCATCAATGTCGATGCCTTCGAACTGAGTCTCGAACTGACTCAGCTTGCCGGTAGTGTCCTTGAGCTTGCCTAGCAGCTCGGTGTTCTTGGTTTTCAGCCCGGTAACGGAGGCTTCAACGGCAGTCGCGATAGCGGCCTTGATTGCCGGGTTTTCCAGGTCGATTTCGTTTTCTTCTGCCACTTGATGCACCCCTTGGGTATGGTTCGCCCGCTTTGCAGGCATAAAAAAACCGCCCGTAGGCGGCTGATTGAATGTGTTCGGTTAAATCCCGGCTCGCTCGAACGCCAGTGGCTCCAGTGCCTTCATCTGCACCAGGGTTAGCGGTGAGAAATTGCGATCAAGCTGCAGTTCGGCGAATCGTTCGATGCTCAATCCGCCTTCGCGGAATAACTTCCCCCGCTTCGGGCCGATAGCCGCATCCTGAAATGACGCAGGCTGCTGCTGGAGCCAGTGGTAATAGTCGAGACTTGCACTGACTTGCCCGGGACCATCCTCCCCGACCGAAGCCCGTGTAGCGCCCTTGGCGAATACCTCACTCAGCTTGGTCAGGAAGATGAATGTTGTGCGGCAGTTCGGGTGAAACGGAGGCCTCGGTCCGGAGTGGACCAGGAACCGCCGCTTATCCATCGACCTGCAGAGCTGACTGGTCTTGCTGTCCAGGGTGGCGACCATTTCGATCTCGGTCACCACGTCAATATTGGCCTTGGCCACCTCCATCCGCGCCTGCGACGACACGTGCTGAATCGCAGTGTGCACGACCGTACTGGCGTTGCGGTTGGTTGTGGCCAGAATGCCGTCTTTGTAGCCAGCAGCCTTGGTACCGCGAATGCTGCGGATGATCTGGAAGTTCGTTTGTCCTTCGAAGAAACCCTGCCGGATCGTGCCGGTGACGCGCTCCCGCTCTGCCGTGGTCCAGCCCTTGATGAAGGCCTTCAGCAGCTTGCCACCACCGGTACCGCGAACGCTGAGTGGATTCGTCAGCACTGCCGCCCTGATGGCTGCCGCCGTTGGCGCCGCAACATCGAGCGAAACGCCAACCGGCGCCGATCTTGCCAGGCTGGTCGCTTCGAACTCGGCCTCATAGTTGGCGATGTCGATCAGATCGAGATTCAGCTGCGCGCTGTAGCGGTCGAAGATACCCAGCAACAAGCTGTCGACCTCCTTCAGCAGTGCCTCCAGCCGCTTGACGTTGTACTCGGTCAGGTCCGACTGAGTGAGCCGGTCGCGGATCGAGCGATCAATCTCCTTGAGGAACGGAGCGAACTTGCCGACCTCGCCGGCCTTCAGTTGCTCGAGGAATACCGCGTGCCGGATCGTGGCATCAAGGATTGCCTGGTTGACTGCCACTGTTCACCCCCACATCGTCCAGGCCGAGGCCATCAGTCTGTTCCTGCAGCTCGCCGTCGATCTGCAGGTCTGTGCGTTCCGGAGCAATCAACCCCAGTTTGCGCAGGTAAGCGCGCAGGTCAGCTTTCGCGAAGCCGCCGTTCTGCCACAACCCAACCAAGGCGGTGATCATTTGCGGATCAGCCGTCAGCTCAACGAACTCCTGATTGACCTGGTACGCGACTTTTCCGCTGACACCCATGTAATCGCAGCACCACATGATTGCCCTGGTGTATGCCTCGCTCACGTTCGCTACACAGCCAGCCAGCACCGAGGTGGACGCTGACTGATCGCCGCGTGACTCGGTAGCCGTCTTAGCTGCCAGTGACGCAACGACCATACGAGCGCCCAACTCGATCATCATCTGGTTCTTGTCGGCCATCGCCTCTTTAACCAAGGTGTTCGGCAGTGGCTGCGCGTAGCCGAAAGCTCCGTTGACCGGAAGCAGCATTGGTGCCCGGGAACCGACATAGACACCTTTTTCCTCCAACAACTTCACCCATGATTCAGTCAAGCCGGAAATCCAGGGCTGAGCCTGGCCACACCAGAAGACACTGTCTTCATAGTCCGCGCTGTTGCGGTAGTGGCCCAGGTTGATCATGGCGATGTCGTAGAGCGGAGACTCGTCGATGGTTGGGTCGTTGTTCTGCGCACCGACGAAGGTGAATGGAATCTCTTTCAGGCGGCCTTTAGCACCAGTAGGGAAATGCTCCTCCACTACGGTAAGCGGGCCGCCATTCTCCGGTCCGGATCGGCGCCAAACTCGGCAGACGAAACCTTCTGTTTCCAATGCCAGTTCGCGGTACTGCTCAATCGTCTTGAAACCGAATCCATCTTCGACTTCTGGAGTCTCACGGAGCACGACCAGAGTCAGAACGTTGTGACCATTCACCATCCCGGTGCGCCAGTTGATGATGCTCTCCGCGCAGTACGACAAGATCACCGAATGACCGCCGACGCCTTCGTCCTGGTGGTAGTCGACGTACAGGCCGTGACGTCCAGCCTCAAGCACCTTTTCAAGCGTGCCCTGTGAGTGTTGATAGATGCTCACGCCGGAGCCGTTGGCGTTGTCCTGCAAGTACTCCAGCTTCTTCGGCACAGTGAGCGTCGGGTCTTTGTGGAAGGCCAAGCCCAGCAAGCCGTTGCGAGTGTGACCGGTTGCGTTCTTGAACACCGCACGCTCGCGGTATGCCTTGTTGCGATCGGCGTTCTCCGGCGACTTGTCGTGTGTATTGATGTACGGAAGCCGCGACACCACCCGGTGCTGGCCGGCGCAGACATCACGCACAGTCGCCCAGCGGTCCAGCACTTCGATGTAGTCCGCCCGCTTGAAGGAGACGTCGTTGCTCATCGGGCGTATCCCATTTTGATAGAAGTGGCCGGCTTCCTGGCGCTCTTCGCTACAGCGAAGTACCGGAAACCGTCGGAACCGTGAGAGGTCCAGTCATGAAGCGGCCTGTCTTTCCAGCAGCCGCGCTTGTCGTCCCATTCCTTGCGGTAGTTCTCGATGCAGTTGATGCCCTGTTCGCACTTCGACTCATCAAACACGCACAGCGGAAGTATTTCCCGGACCTGCTCAATACCGTCGTTGATGCCGATCTTCGGTACCACCTGGAACGTCATGCAGTACTTCTGCCCGTCGATCTCGTAACCCTCGCTGGCCAGCTCGCGGCGGGTCTTTGCATCGCTACCAAACTCACGGTTATCGATGTCGTGCGGCCCCCAGTGCTCGGAATAGGTGTAACCCTTGTCCTTGAGCACCTTCATGTAATGCCGCAGGCCTTCGCCTGAGTTTTCGTAGTAGTCGATAACGTGGTACTCGGTACCGATCTGGCGCACGAACCAAATGGCCGTGGAGTCGCCGACACCGATGTCCCAGAACGTCATCACCGGCTGGTGGCTGTTGTCCGGGATCGCGCCAATGCGCTGCTGCGCATAAAGCTTGGTGAGCTGCTGGGCGTAATAGGCGCCCTCTACCGACTGCTGGAAGGCCTCGACTGGTATCGACGGGTATTCCCGCTTCATGTCGTCGCCGAGTGTCTTTTCCTTGGCCGCGTACCAGGCGCGCTGACCGTCGTTCGTGACGATCCCGTGCTTGGCGTGCAGCTCGTTGAAGTAATCGGTCAGGCGCTGCGGGATGACCACGTCAGTCGGATCAAGCCAGTACGCCTTGTTCTTCCACCAGGAGAAGAAGAAAAACTTCCAGTCCAGCAGACCGAGAGGCACGCCGGCCAGTTGCTGACGCTCCGCACTCTGCGAGTAATCAAAGAAGTAACCGGCTCGGCCTTCCGCCGTTGATTCAATCGTGACGAAACAGTCGGTGGCGACAGCCTCGAAGGCGCCGGTGACGATCTCGCGGGCCTTATGTGGAAACTTGGCGCAGATCTTCCCGAACTCGGACACATGCAAGTAGCGCAGTGTACCGCCCCGGAAAGACGTGGAGACGTAGACAGAACCGCCCTTGCTGAACACCAGCTCGCCGGCGGAATCGTTGCTCGCCGGATTGGCGGCGCGGATCTCGGCAGGCAGGTTGTCATAGGCGTACTTCACCTTCTCGCGGAACAGGCGCTTAGCATCGTTCAGGGTGTGAGCTATCAGCGCGCACTTGGCCGACTCAAACAGCGCTGCGTCCAGCTGGATGATGCAGCACTCGGTGGTGAAGCCAAGCTGTCGAGCCTTTAGGATGATGTTGCGGGTGTGCATCCCGTCGAAGTATTCGATCTGCTCGTCCGTCATCCGGAAGCGGACCTTCTTGCCCTGCTTATCGGTGATGAAATAGAGATTGTTGAGTCGGAAGCGCTTATCCCTGAGCAGCTTCATGTGCTCGGGCTTCATGTCAGGCTTCCTTAGATAATTCGTCCATCAGTGCAGCCAGGTCGTCGACTGTCTTGTCACCTGTCTCTGTATCGAGGTTGTAGGCCTGTCGCTCGCCTTTGATGACCTTGAGTTGAGCGTCGACGCCGGCATTCAAGGATCGGGCGAAGTCGCCAATGTTTTCCTTGTTCACGTCCATATCGGATAGCGCGTCGCAAAGCTTGTTCGCAATGCCACGCCACTGAGCCAGATCGGCTCGATGAGCCAACACCACTGAAGCGGCCTCATCGGATGCCTCATCGATAATTTGTTCGTCTTCACGCACTTCGCGCTGCGTGACGGCAGTGCGTGAAGCTGTGCGTGAAAGCTTGCCGTTGGTAGCTGCTCGCACCTGATCAGTCAGGTCTCTCTGCCATCCGTGCTTCTTGGCTCTACTGCGAATCGTACCTTCGCTAGAGCTGTACTTGTCGGCGATGCCACGCAGTGAAAGCAATCCAGCCCGGTAGGCGCGTTCGATTGCCTCCCAGTCGGGTTGCTTAATTGTCATAGGAACTCTCAGATGCTTGAAATGGTGGAGGGTTGCCGGTATTGGTGAAGGTCAACTTACAAGGAAGACGGTTATGACCAAGAGATACAGCGTTGTGCATCGCCCGCGCGTTGAATTAATTGCACTAGAGCTCGGCAAGCCACAGCCCGGAATCCCGATCGACCAGTTTTGTTTCCAAATCGAGGACTCCCTTGCGGACGGTGACTACATAGGAGGCCCTTACGCAACTGAGGCAGAAGCTAAGGCTGCGTGCGACCAACTGAACGAGGACGAATAAATGCTTAACCTCACAGATAGCAACAGAGCATTTCTGAATGAGATATGCGCACTCTCCACCGACTTAAAAGGTAGAGAGATTTTCGTGGGGCTCACCCGCGAAGAGTCAGAGAGATATCTCCTGCTCAGCGATCCACTGAGAAGTTCGCCCCTGGAAGAAAAGGACGAGTACATCGCGCTGGACGAAAAGTACAACCTTGCTCGGATGCAGGTTATTGGTGCTGAGCACCTCCTGCACACTGAAAATCCCCCCCTGCACTGAGACGCTGTATTGGGCGGTCGACTCAAGTCTCGCCGCCCTCAAGCAGCACATCAATCAGCTTCTGCTCACCCAGCCGAAACAGAGCAAGCGACTGCATGTCATTGGCCATCGGGCCAAACCCGAACACATCGATACCGCCACGCTCAGACCGCAGACCAATCACACCGACCGAGCAGGCTTCTCGCCTACCTGACTCAAGGTCATCAGCGATCTTGCGCAGCGAGCGAACAGCGTCTCGCCAGCCCTCACGCTTGAACTCCAGAACCTTGACGGTCATGCGCCCTCCACTGGAACCACGGTGATGTCACCCCATACAGGGTGGAAGCCGATACGCTCACCAACGCGACAGCGATGCCGGCCTTGATGTCCGAGTAAGCAACCCACCTGGTGCGCACACCGTCGATGAAGACCAGGCGCGGACCTCGGCCATCACCAGCCCAGTGGACATGCTCCCCTGATTGATCGCTCATGCTCTTCTCCAGTGTCGCGACACAATTTGATAATTCGCGAAACGTGTCGCGGCCTACCCTGCCACCTCAAACACATGCCCGCGCCGAGCCCAGGCATAAGCCACCACACCCGCATGGATCATCACAGTGAACGGGCTCACGTAATGCCCCTGGATCGCCGCGGCGAAATCACCGAATGCACCAATGGCTACCAAATAGAACGAGATGCTGAGCATCGGTTGCTCGATCGGGCGTACACGGCGCAAGTAGTCAATCGAGGCAATCACTACCAGCACACACAGAAAGGCATCTACTCCTCCCAAGATAGGATTCATGATCAGGCGCTCCCGGTTGCGCCGAAACGTCCCGCCAACGCCTTGAGGCCGGGGATGATGTTCATCGCCAGCAGGCCAATCAGGAAAGCGACACCATTCTGAGTGTCACTATCTGGTGGAAGCCCGAACTGGTGAACAGCCAGGGGCGTGGTGAAAATCGCGGACAGGAAGCCGGTGGCCACCGCCCAGAATGCCTGTTTACGCGTCAGTCCCTGCAATAGGGTCAACGATACGCAAGCGCCCGCGAAACCAGCCACAGCTACGCCGTACTTCGCAACAAGCGCAGCCGCAGCTGTAGATGCTGGTTCAGCCATTTGATACTCCAGAAAATGAAAAAGCCCCGCAGATGGCGAGGCAAGGGAACAAAACAGATAGATCAGTAGAAAATTCAGATAACCCTTAGATCTTTAGCTCTGAGCATGTGAGGACAATTAGCTCAACTCCCAGAGCGACAAGGCTCCCGAGCCCCTCCCCCAGCCAAAGAGAAGACTATGCTAGAGATCACCCGGTATGTCGGCAAAGCCATACGCATTGATGACGAAATTCAAATCAAGGTGTTTGAAATTGATCGCAACAAGGTGATTCTAGGACTCGAGGCCCCAAAACACGTCAGGATCCGTCGAGCAGAGCTCGATCTGCAGACTACGGACAAGAAGAGTAATAACCCCAAGTGAGTAAGGTGGCTCTCCATACACTCGACTCCGTGACATGCATGAGAACTTGGCCTTCAGCCATGTAGAATTCTCTCGTCAATAATCCAAGGACAAGGGCATGAACAAAAAAATTGTGGCTGGACTCTTCGCATCCTTCGGCGTGATCACCAGCCCACACGCAGACTCTTTCACAAGTGCCGACATCTGCAAGGCGGCAATTTCAGTAGAAATGGGCCGACCAACCAAAACGATGAAAACCAAACATTCCGAGCCAAACCCGGAGATTTCCTATCGACGTCCAGACGGAGACTCATTCCGATATCGGTGCCAGGTGACTGAAGATCGCGTGATCTGGTCGGCCTTCATGAACGATACAAGCGAATGGGGCCGCTGGCGAAACCGTTACTCAGAGGGTGACGCGTCTACGACTTACTCTGTGTCTAATGGACTTTTAACGATAAGTAATGATCAGTCGGGCGACCAGACCTTCAAGAAAAAAGATTTCTGAGGTCCTGAGTGGGGGCGCAGTTTTCCCCATTGTCCGCCAAAGACCTTCACGACGCCGGCGCCCTTCTGTGCCAGTCTCGTCGATCCATATCGCACCACCTTGGAAGCACAAGCCAGGTCAAGATGCGCGGGGTGCCGGTTTTGATTCCGTACGTCGCACCATCCGGCTATCGACGTCCAGGCCTTCCCGAGGGCTGTCCTGGCTACAGGTAAATTCGAGGTAATAAAAACCCGCCGAGTGGCGGGTTTGCGGAGGCAAAGTAGCACCAAAGGCTACGCAGATCTGATCTTGCTGATTGCCTGGCTGAAAAGAGCTTCGTAGAGAGTTTCGAAGGTAGGCCCCTTAAAGGCCTCTGGAAACCCATCGACCTTCGCGAAGTACATATCGCCTGCCGACCACATGGTTAACTTAAAGGCCTTGCTTGGCTCTACGCACTGCGTGGCTTCACTCCCATACGCAAGCCTCAAGCCGAAGGTGACACTCCGCTCGCTCCGAGGCAGCTTATCCACGCTACAGCGATCAAATTGCCCACGATCGTTGATGACTCCCGCGGTTACGACGGTTATTTCAGACCCGTCAACGGTGACCGTCTGATCGGGCGAGACACCGAGATAATGCGCGAGATTGCAACGGATGTTATCGACCATGCCATGCAGATTGGCCCAATAGGTCTGATCGGCTGCCTTCTCACTTTGGTACTTTTCCTGTAACTGCGCGAACCTTGTCATCTGCGTCCCTCTTATGAATTGACGCCATCAGAGTGCCACATCAGACAAAAACGAAAAAGCCCGACTCAATGGCCGGGCTTCTTTATTCGTGTGCGTGTTGCGTGAATTGCGCACTATGGGAAAAGTACACGCAACTCCCCGTCATGTCAATATGTTTATGCCGCATCTTCTTCTTTTTCCGCGTGAATAACCTGCCACACCGGATGTTGTGCCTGAATATCCACTTCCCTGATGACTTCTTTCAGGGATTCCCACAAGTCCAGCCAGTCACGCGTCCAGTTCTTCGGATCAATAGTCACACCGAAGAAGGTCTTCATCTCGGCGGCGACCCGGGCCGGACCCCATTCAACAGCCCCGACCACTTCCCCCTTGTACGATTGCAGGGCCAGGGAGACCAGGTACTGCGCCTTCACGCGCTTGGCCGATGTCAGGTCTGGCAGCCTGGCCTTGGCGGTGATCAGCAGCACCGCGTTCATGACGTGGCGCATGGTCATTGCTGGGTGATAGAGATAGTGTCCGAACTGCTGCACCTGAAACGGTAGCGTGTCGATGGCGCGCAACACCTTGCCGATGGTGGCCAGGTGCGCGGCACGAGCGGTAGACCGGCCAATCGGCGTGCGGCGCGTCTCGCTGATACTGATCTTCTGCCGAACGATCCGGATGCGTTCCTCCTTGTCCTCGCCCAGTGCGGCAAACACGGCCTCGTGACGGCGCATACGGTTACCGGCCTTTACTGGTGCCGATTCCGCTTTCTCGATTGCCACAGCGCTGATTGACGCGTTCGATTCGTGCTGCGACTCAGTCCACACCTGTCTTGCATTGATCAGCTTCATGCTGCTGCCCTCTTCAATTCTTTGATCATTGCCCGGTAATCGGCCTTGATGGTTTTCAGTTCTTCAATGGTGTAACGCTGGGGCACATGAGGCCCTTCAAGCCAATTCATCTTGTCGGCGCCGATGCGCTTAACCAGCTCAATGCGGTAGTTCACGATGTCGCCGGACTTGTGGTTATTGCACGGTGCGCACTGCTTGTGGACGTTCAGCGGCTCGAAGCGCAGCTCCGGGTTCGCTCCCACGGTGCGGTAGTGTCCGGCGTGGTACTGACCTTCGTGGTGGCGGCCGCAGCTCACACACGGCAATGCGGCGTCACGCAGGCGGATCCACTCGTTGAACACGACCTGTGTTTCGCGCAGATGGTCGGCCCGGCTCTTCAGCTTCTCCTTGCGGACCTTGATGTCCTTGCGCTCGATGTCGGCCAGCGCCTTGCGTGCGCGGACCTGATTGGCCGGCGCGTGAGCGATAGCGCAAGCGATCTCCCCGCACACTGCTTGGAAGTTGCGTACCGGAGTGAACATGGCTTCGCACACTTTGCAGCGCTTCTTGCGGCGTTCGCGTGCGTTGATTCCGCCGGAGGTAAATGGCGCTGTTCGCTTCAGCTCTGTGCGCTTCATGCGTAACTCCCCAACTGATCAGCAGCAGCCAGAGCGTCAGCTTCACTCTCAAAAATCACAGACAGCACCAACCGCCAGCAGGCGTTGAAGACGTCGCGGTAAAGCGGCTCGAAAGCGGTGTCGTCCATATTCGCCCAACTGATGGACTTGGCCTCTTTGCGGATGCCTTCGGGCGTATGCACCAAGTGGTAATGGCCGGCTTCGATCGTTACCCACTCGCGAAACGCCTCACGGCTCTTGTCGACTGCCGGGAAGCGCTCGGCCCGCGCCTGCTCCAGTCCGGTGATGTACGCGGCGACCGCATTCGAAAGCTGCCCCGGCTTACCGCTCTGTGCCTCGAAGAACTTGGCCAGCCCCTGAATGCCGCGCATCTCCTGCCGAGGAATGAGGCCACCAACCGGTTCCCAATATTCCCAGGCCAGATCGAGCATGGAAAAGAACTTGCCGTGGAATTTGCCGTTGCGCATCCGGGTGAACTTGCCATGAATGACCTGGCCAGCCTTCCACTTCTGGACGGTTTCGCGATCAGCTTCGGTGGCCGGCACCAAGCCTTGGGCAGTGCGAATCAGCGCGAGCTCAGCCATGACGCGCCCCTTAAAGACTTTTCAGAAGGGATTGCAGCTGCTTGAGCTTGCCGACTGCTTCAGCATTGCCCTCCCGCTCCGCCTCAACGGATAGAGCGACCTCTTCAATGCGCTCAGCCAGTTTCTTCATACGCCGGCCGACCTCATCAGAAAGACTGATTACCTCACTGGACAACGAAGCCAATACGTCGAGGGCGCCAGCCTCTGGTTTCTTGATTGCTACTACGGCCTGCTTGGCTGCCTGGGTCATGACTTGCTCCTTCTTGGGTTTTGGGGTTGCGGCATCACGTTGAAACTTTCCACCTACGGGCTCACGGATAAGCCCGGCGTCTTTGAGTTCGCCCAAGGCCCGGCGGACTGCATACGGCGATGCGCCGGTCGCCTTGGCTGTCGATGCCGCGCCATGGATTTCGTGATTGCTCCAGCTCGTTTGAATTGGGACGTAGCCAAAGACCTTTTGGGCGATCGAAGACTGGCCGGCTAGGATTTGGGCTTGCCGGGATTCATTCATAGCCATCAGAAACTCTCCTTGTGTTGTACGGCAGCGATGGCCACGCGGACCTTCCGCTTACGCAGATACGTATCGACTCGATCGGCCTGGGCCTTCTTGAGTCGTTGGCGGTCCTGCCGAGCCTTCGCCGCATCGACGATCTGGCGAACTTCAGCCAGCTTTTCGCGCAGGTGTGGCGACGGTTGCGCGGTGGAACCGGTGAGCAGCCCGGCAATGGCCTGACCGTCGGCGGTGATTGGTGCAATGCGCAGGTCGGCCAGGTACTGGATGCCGGCCTGCTGGGTGATCAGTTGCATACGGACCGCTGATTCGATGGCCATGACCCGACGTGCCGGATCGAATCCGAGGGAAACGCTCCAGGTCGTTGGGACTGCCTCAGCACGTGCGGCGGCCACCAGTCGCTCATAGGCACTCATGAACGCCATACGGGCACCAACCTTGTCGCCAAGCCGCAGGATCGGCGAGGCGGCGGTCATGGCTTGCTGGATTTCGGTGGTCATCACCACGGTTTCGATCTCGTCGCCCGCCAATAGCGCGATCGACCACGCTTCGTCCTTGCCTGGGCGGCCATCCTTGAGCTGGACGCGTGACAGAATGTCAGCCATGGCCAGCTTGCCCTTCACTTCGCTACGACAGGCTTTCAGCGCGACACGAACGGCCGGCACTGGATAAACAGATAGATCCTCGGCCATCATCGCCGCGGTGCCAGGATTCATCTCCTGACCCATAGCCTCAGCCGTGGCACAGATGGCAGCGGCCAGACCAGCGACCTGAGCGTCGTTCATCTCAAAGGTACTCATTGCGCTCTCCTGCCTGGCGCTTGGCCAAGACCATTTGAGCCGCTTGCTCGGCGGCGGACAGGTTGGCCTCAGTGCGTTCCTGCTGGCGGGCGGTGGTCCCGTTGATGCGCTGACCAGTCACCCACTGGGTGTGATAGCTCTCGGCGTTCGCCAGCAGTTCGTTGAGGCTGTGGCATTTGCGCAGGACGGAGGCATCATTGGTTTTCAGGAAGTGAGCGGCAACGTGGTGAGCAACGTCGGCGCCGAGGCGGTCAACAAGCTGGCCGAGCTGGCCACCGACCTTTGCGTTCCACACCGGCCAGGTGCTGTAGCGTTTGCGATATGCCATCGCATAGTTGGCCCATGCCTTGAAGGTTTTGCAGGCCTGGTCTTTCGGCCCTGGCATGTCGGCTGGAATTTCAACCCGTGGAGCTTCGGTGCGATCAACCACCAGCACCAATCCGCCGGACCGGATCGGCTTGCCCGAACCGCTGTCCTGTAAATCCTGATTACTGGTTTCCTGATTGGTACCCTGATTATTGGTACCCTGATTTGTCGGAGATTTTTCCGACCCTGGCTCGGATTTTTTTCCGACCTTGCTCGGAGATTTATCCGAGGTAGATCGGATTTTTTTCCGACCATCGAGTGCATCAGAGGTCGGATATTTTTCCGACCCATCCAGTTTACGGTTCCACTCTTTGGCTTTCTCGGTCAGGCGAATCAAGGTGATGCTGGAAGTACTGGAAAGCTCAATCAGGCCCGAGTCTTTCAGTGCTTTGAGAAGGCGATATGCGGTGTCCGGCTTATCGGTCAACAGCGGCAGCTCATCGACGATCTTGCTCTTGCTCAGAGCGAAGTAGATCCCAGTGTCCGTCTTGATTGGATTGGCCCAGCTCGGGCACTCATAGACGAAGGCAAACAGCAGGGCTTGCTGTGCGTTCAAGCCCCACTCCAATGCCTTCGCCTGATTGATCGTGACGGTGTATTGCATGTCAGGCCTTCCCGACCAGTGCGGCCAATTCAAGAAAGCGATCCACGTACCAATGAGGCTGCGTTTCGCGAGGGCATTGAGGGCTGGTGAGGTTCTTGCCGTACTGGAGGCCCTTTTCAGTCACGGACCAGAAGTCGACGATTTGCTGTTTGGAGTTTTTGCGCTTTTGCTGCTTGAGGTAGCCATGCTTCGCCAAGAGACGATTGAAGGCAGCCGCGGTGCTGGCAATGCCATGATCTTTGATCAGCGCGGTGACAGCCTTGGTCGGCATGGAGCTGCTGCCCATGGCATCTGGTGCAGCATCCACGGCGTAGCCCGGGAGGAATTTCGGGTTGAGCCCATTGTTCTCGGCGATCTTGGTGAGCATGGCCATCTGGCAGGACGCGGCAGGCTTCAGCAGGCGCGTGAAGCACTCCATGATGGCGATCTCTCCGACGACTTTGGTGCCATTGGCGATTACCTGCTCGCGGGCGCCCTGCTGCTGCTCCAGCTCCCGCCACCGGCGAATCACCTTCATGCGCATCGGCGCGCTATAGCCGGTGAGCAGGCAGTCGGTGTGTTCGCGGTCGAGCATGTACTCGACCTGCTCGCGGTTTTGTCCATCCAGGTAGATGTGCTCAAAATTGAGTACATCTACCTTCAGCTCTTTCAGCATTGCCACGATGTCACGCTTCACGTTGGCGTGACGCTTTCCGGTGACGTTTGCGATCTCGCGCGAGGACATGGTGGTACGCGACACGTTTTGCGAATTATGAAAACGTGTCGCGACATGGAGCGGGGTATTGCTTGAAATGGGTTGGCTCTGCATAATTGGCCCTCTCTAGTTTTGCGAATCAGCCGACCTTCTCCGTCGGCTTTTTTGTGTCTGGGATTTGGGTACTGGATGAATCAACAGCGACTTCAGGTTTCTATCCGTGCAGACCGGTAAAGCCGATACTGGCTACATGAATCGGTGGGCAGATTTGCCAGTTACGCTGCCTGCTTTTTTGTCTGGTTCTGTGATGGAAACGGCCTAACTTCTTCGGCTTCGCATCGCCCGTCCGGATAAGGCGTGACGTAAATATCGCGCCCCACTCTTATCGCCTTGCTAAGCGCACCCTGCGTCATATTCAGCAGGTTGGCTGCCTCGCACTGCCCAAGACAGCGGGCAAAATCAGTAATGTGAATTCGGTTCATGGGAGAGCTCTCCGCGGTTCTTCATGCGAAGATATTACCTATGGCATTTTTGAAAGTAAATGCCATTGGCATTTGTGGCTATATTACCGATGGGAATACGATTCGGGGATGAGCAAAAAGCCCTTACCGCAAGACAAGAAAGATGAGTGCCTTCGACTGAAGGCCATCTTCAATTCGAAAAAAAATGAGCTCGGCTTGACCCAGGAGAAGCTGGCGCACGCTCTGGAAATGAACCAGAGCTCAGTGAGTCACTACCTCAATGGCGTGAATCCTCTCAATTCATCTGTAGCCGCCTCATTCGCGAGCATATTGAAAGTAGATGTCCGCGAGTTCAGCGAGCGGCTAGCGGATGAAATGGCAAAAATTGCCCAAGCCATAGGATCGAGCAGTGCCAAGGAAAGCAATGTGATTGCAATTGATTCACGCAGGAAAGCTCCAGACTCAAACTTCATCACCATCCCCCACTTAGATATCGTTGGCTCCATGGGAAGCGGTCGTACGCCGCCGGAACACCACATTGAGGTGATCCGAGATATGACCGTTCACCTCGACTGGCTCAAGACCCAAGGGCTTTCCTACTCCAATCCAGAGAATCTTGCGATCATTGATGGCGACGGCGACAGCATGGAAGGGACATTCCGAAACGGTGATTCCCTGCTGGTTGATCGCGGTATCACTGAGATACGCACCGATGCTGTTTACGTCTTTACCCTAGACGGCGACTTGTTCATTAAGCGACTCCAGCGCATGACAGGCGGATCGCTACGCATGATTTCGGATAACCCTGTTTACCCAGCGATCATGATCGAGGGTGCACAACTTGATCGGGTCCACATTCAGGCTCGCGTCCTGCTCGTTTGGAATGCGCGGAAGCTGTAATCAGCCCCCTTCTGGCGCGACTCACATGAATTGATTTGGAATCAGGCATGAACGACGCGATCAGAGAAATCACCGAAGCTCTAGATCAGCAAATGGAACTGAATTTTTTCATGGCCGGTAAGCTTATAGAGCTATCGCCACCCAGCGAACAAAAGCGCCTGAAGAAAGAGCTGCATACTCGGCTCAGTGTACTAAGGGAGCGAACCCTGAAAGCCACATGTGCGCTTGATGTCCTGACGAGCGATCGCGAGTCTGCCCGCACTACCCTTTTTTCAACACTCAAGAAATGGTTCGCCGGCGGTTGAAATCTGGTTCGGTGGGGATCTGTAGGGGGTAGCCATGTCACTCGATAAACCCAATCAAGAGCTGCGCCGTGAGCTCAAGGACATAGCGTCTGGTCTTGAGCAAGCTGCGAGTAAAGTGCCCAGCCTCACCAAGGGCTGCCAGGGCGAAGAGGTGACAACCGTCCTAAAGCTAATTGCAAAGCTGTATGAGGATGCGGATCGGCTTGCAGCACTCGCTGATGAGGTCAAGGCGGGAAGGATTGCGCGGGCTAAAGCTGAATAGCGTGCTAACAATTGAAAGACAGTGCAATGCCCTGCAGAAGGGTTACTGAATGCCGAGAAAAAGCCGGAATGTAAGTCAGCAGTGACTGCTGCTGAAATTGAGCGCTCTATCCAGGCCCTGAACAAAATGGCTGAACGCCTTTGGGGTGATGGCCGAGAAGCTGAGGCAAAAGCCCTCCTCGATGCTCTGGATGCATTAAACCGGGCGCTTGATCGGATCAGAATTGGAGAGAGTCGCAGGGTTACGACACTTCACTGAGAGATGTACGAGTCAGCCGACCGCCGAGTTGTAGGCTGGTGAAATTGACGGAACGAAGGCAGACATCTATGGGATTTCTTGAATTTTTATCCGACCTTCTCGGCGCCCTCGGCAATATTCAGCCTTACGAAAAGCCTCGCAGGGTTTTCACGCGGAGATTTGTCGCATTCTGCGTTATGGTGGCTGTGCTTGAGCTGATGACGCTGAGCCATTTCTACGCAGAGGTCGGGTGAGGCTTGGGGTCTGCGGATGAGGTGAAGGCGGGAAAGATTTTGCGGAGCAAGGAATAACAGGTCGCGAACCATGTCGCGTGCTCTGGTGAAGAATGTTTGCGCGCTAACGGTCACGACCTTGAATTTCACTTTGAATAACGTGACATTCAAGGTCGACAGGGACTAACTTGAGGGAAGTGGATGCCTATACCCGCATTAGACGCCAGAGGATTGCTTCCTGGTGGCGTCCACATCGGGACCTTGCGAGATATTGAGCAGCGCTTTTTGTTCAATCAATACAGGTCCGACCTTTACTATCAGGTAAAGAATTTTTTAGACGGCGAACTCAGAGATAAGGCTTTCGGTCTACAGCTCGTGCTCGGCGGGAGCTTTTTCTCCGACAAGGAGCATCCTGCCGACATTGAGGCCACCGTGTACCTACCATCACCCATGGTGATCGCGCACGGGCCATTAATGGCGCTCAACAATGGGCACGAGAACAGTCGCATTAAGAATTCCTTCAGGGCTGACTTCTATGTCAGTCTGATGGTTGCAGGATGCATGAACCTTGGTCAGTTTTTTCAGTACGTCGGCCCCAAAACAGCACATGACAAGGGGCTTCACGAAAAGGATGCGCGCGGCGTAATTGAGGTGGAAGCATGGGAACTTGGGTAGAACAGGTCCACAAAAGGGCATCAGTTTTTCAGGATCAGATCGTCGCAGCCAAGCAGACCCAGATTGCACACGGCGTCGAATTGGGGCAAATGATCGAATTCCTACAAAGCAAACTTCGTGATTTATACGAAGAAGAGATGCCTTTGGCCAAAATTTACGACACATCAGATTTGGTGTTCCATGCCGAAGGGCCATCTACTGCCTCTGCAACCCCCGGCCTCCATGCTTTTAACTGGCTGTGCGGATCGGCTGAGAAGCAACTAAAGATGCTAGCCCGCTCCATTTTTGACCTTTCAGATCGTGATGCAAAGAAGCTCTCGAACAATCTGGATCTGAGATTTACTGGCTTTGCCCCAGGCAGCATCTATGCAGGATTCACTCTCTCTGAAATCCCATCGATTCTAGATAGCGACGAGCCGGAATTGATTTTTTCGGTTCTGAAACAGGCCATCAGACAGCTGCCAGCAATACCTGAGTTTATCGGTGATGAGCGAGTAAGCGGTGCGATAAACGAGCTGATTCCCGACCCCGCAATGCGTGATGCTAGCTTGGAAACCGTGTTCAAGTTGTCTCCAACTGGGAGGGCAGGTATCCATACTGTCGACATCTCCTCTCCCGATGCAAGAGTAGCCTCGCTTACAACGCGAGAGCGCGTAGTCCTTAGAGATGCACTTCAGAAACCCGTAACGAACACCAAAAAATTTGGGCGCTTTGTCGGTGAGGTTCGCGAAATTGACCTCGACTCCGGAAGGTTCCATCTGCGAAATGTGCTCGACATCGGAACGGTCAGGTGCGTAATGCCAGCGGTCACTAGTGAACAAGGGCAGAAGCTTCTCGGCGCTCAAGTCTTGGTTGAAGGTCAGTACGAATGCGATGCGTCCGGGAGACCGCGACTAATGTTCGTAGAAACAGTAAAGCCCTCTAAAGAGATTGATTTACAAACCTCAATAACATTTTGAACCCAAGCCCGGCCCTGTGCCGGGCTTTTCGTTCCGCCCTTCCCTACCTATCTCTTCGTCAACCCCGCCACCACCAGCCGCTCCGAGAAAAAGGCTCAATCTGATGATAGGATCGGCAACCCAAGCGCTCAGCGGAAGAGTCTCCAGTGACCAAAATCATCTGCGCCAAAGAATTCGACATCTGCGTATCAATGTCTGATGTCGTTACCTGGCAAGACGGCGAAAAGACCCCCGACATCGATCTGCAGGCGGTATTCAATATCCTTGGCATACCAGCCAACATTCTCGATCTACATAACCTGTACTTTGCCCATTCGTACAACGGTACCGGCGACGTCCATGTTTACCATGCCGAAAATAATGGTGGCAGCATACTCGCCGTCAATATGTACAGAGACCTAACCGATCAGCTCGATCTCACGCTTATCTGTTTACGTGTGGAGAGCCCTGATTTTGAGCTCGCCCTCTCACACCTCAGATCGTTCTTCGACAAGACCAAATGCCAGGTGGCGTTTGAGCAATTCGGACATTCACTACGACTTCACGCGATGCTTGACGAAAGCAGGTATCCCCGTCCCGTCGAAGAAGATAATGACTTCATGCAGCAATAGTTCATCCATCGTTGAAATTTGATAGCCAGAACTGTCGAAAGCTTCAGCTTATGTCGTTTTTTTGCTTACCCCTCCCCCGTCACGCCTTCGTCACATCCACCAAGCACAATGCGGTCAGCCAAAGGGATTTGGCTCCATCTATAGAGAGCCCGCCATCTGTGGGCTTTTTGTTGTCTGCTCTCCCTAACTGCTACGCTTTCGATTCCCCGAATGGAATCGACCTCATGTCTGATCAATACACCCTCCCCGACCTCCTCGAAAGAATGTACGAGAATCAGCTCGCCCTAGAAGCAGCCATCATGGAGCTCACTCTGTGGGTTGAGCAACGCGGATCGGCAGACGTCGGCGAGAACGTTCGCGGGGCACTGTATGCGATCGATGAGAATGCCGGGCACATCAAGCAGGGGCTGGCAAGGCTGAGGGTCTCCCAACAGCAATAACCCCCCTCGCCGATCGAGAGCCCGCCACGTGCGGGCTTTTTGTTGCCTTTCAAAAATAATAATACCAATGGCATTGACGAATAACATTGCCATTGGTATTGTTTATTCCAAGCCGAGACATCACCGGCCCAGCAGCGAAAGCCGCGACCGCTCTTTAAAAATTCAGAACACGATCCTGCTGCGGAAATAACAGCGGGGCCTCCTGTCCGGCAAGGACAGGGAGGGTCGATGCAAAGGCTCTCAACAAACCCTAACGATTGGCCGCTACGCCTCTACTGGAGACCGGCGATCCGATCTGACCTACCGCCCCGGGAGTGACTGGGACGATGGAAGGAAACGCAGGGAGAACCTGCGGCGGACGAGGGATACCGAACTGGCGAATGACCCAGACATGCGTAGCGAGACAGATTCAAAAATTAGCGCTCTGAGCCTCGGCTATGAGGAGCGCCGGACCTCATGCGGTGTGCCGTAAAAATCACTCAGGCACAGGGCTGTACGCCGCATGTTGTAGATACCCGATGACCGCACCAGCAACGCTGATCGAGCTGGCGCGAACAGGGAAGCCCACCGCCGCACCTATATACCGAAACCTGTAATCAGCAAGCGGGGATTAGGCCTCAGGCAACACCACATCGCCGACGAAGTAGCCCCGGTCTGACGCCAGTAGCGTGACCGGGTGTTTTACGAACAGTTTCACCATTGCACCTGGCTTGCCGGGTGCAGCGGGAAACCAACCGGGAGTCATGACGATGGAAGCAACAATCATCAACGGCGCATGGAAGGGCCACCTCGGTCGTGGCCTTGCGCCGCGAGAGCTTCAGTTCCTTCTCTGGATTGCCCAGGGATTCACCTCGAAAGAGATCGCCAGAGAGGCTGGTATCGAAGCCGGCACCGTCAAAAAGCGCCTCACTAACGCGATGTTCAAGCTTGGCGTTACGCGGCGCACCGCCCTGGTGGCCGAGGCCATGAAGCGGCAGATCATCACGCCGATGTGTTTTGTCCTGGCGGCGCTGGTCGCCATCCATTCAATGCTTGATGACGAATCGATGCGTCGTGATCGCCGAGTGCCAGACAGGCGCACGGCTCAGATTCGGATGGTGCGTCGAGCCGAATGCCCTGCCCTGACCGTATGACCGAAACACAGCTTTCACTGGTTGGCCTTGGCAGCAGGGCCAGACGGGAAATCAACGAAATTGCACGGAGCACCAAATGAGCGAACAAACACTTCAAGCGCTACTGGCTGAGCGAGTCACTGCGTTTGCAGCAAGTGATCAGCCCGCAGCCATCATCGACGAACATGTAAAAGTCATGTTCACCAAGGTGATCGATAACTGCTTTGGCCGTTATGGCGAGATGGCCAAGCTGGTTGAGGAAGCGATCAAAGCAGCGTTGCCCGCCAACCTCAGCAGCGTCTTCGAGTTGACGCGCTACAACGCAATGATCGCCAAAGCGCTGCAGGAAAAGTGGGAAAACAGCGGTGTCGAGGCCGACATGGTCCGTCGTGCACAACAGGCTATCGACGAAGTCCTCAACAAGGACCAAATGCCGGAGGTGGTCAGCTTGCAAGAGCTGCTCGAAGCATTCGTTGATGAGCACAAGGAAAGTGCCGCGGAAGAGCGCTGGGAGCAGCCGGATGTTCGCTTCCAGGAATCCGATTACGGCGGCCTGCACATCTACTTCGACAAGAAGCCAAAGGAAGAGTCCCCCTATACCAGCCGCGAGCGCAGCGAATACAGCCTGGATAACGCGATCCATATCTCGTTCGATAAGCGCGGCAATGACCGCGATGATAAAGGTCGTCAGGTTGGCACCGTATACGCCGCCCGTATCGATAACGAGAAGATCGGCCAAACCCTGCGCTTCAGGTCGAAGTTCGAGAAGCTGCTCGCCAGTCTCTACTTTGGCGCCTCCAAGATCTTGGTGGACTGCGAAGAAGACGACTTCAGCTACGGGCTGTACGACTGACCAACCAGCGCCACGTCAGCCTGACGACAACTGCCCGAGCACCTGGTACTCCCCAGCACCAGGCTGCATCGGAGTGTGATCTGGCGTGTGACTGGCTTGCACGCCCGGCTAAACAGAACGTTGCGCTGGGTGCAACCGGCGCTTCCGACTGGAGGGTAGCCAGCCCCTCTCGCCAGATCACACCCCGATGCGGACGAAACTGCGGCCTATAACCGCCCACCTGCATCACCAATGCGAACCGTGAGCGACGAGCCGGCAAGGCGAAACGAACTACTTTGCGGCGTAGCTTTTGCACATATCCTGTCCCATGGCCGCCATGCCTGAGCTGTTGAGGGCCTGCACCATAACCCCGACTTCGCCTTTGTAAGCGGGGTCTGAGCTCACTTTTCGGACTTCGGCCTTGGTTGCTTCATCCATCTTAGGATCGCTGACCATAGCATTTTCGATAGAGCCATTTAAGCCAGGGTTTGCCTTATTGCAGATCTGCCCCATTGCAACGAGCGTTACGGCAACTTGATGCGTATCAACGGCTTGATTCGCGAAAGTGCTGCTGGCAAAGCCAAAGCTCACCAGGGACAGGCACAGTGTTGCGTTCCTTAATGAAAACACTCAACAGCTCCTAGACGTTCAAATAAATAAGTACGGCCGAGGCCTTATCGGCCGAAAGCTTCTCGGCTTTACCCCTGCCCAAAACCCAATACACCAACATTCCCCTCCGCGCCCAACGGTAAGCAGCGGAACAGATGAGTGCAGCCGAGTGGTTTTGAATCAGATCACGACCTGAAAGCGCGACTAGAGATGCTGACGTTATTTTGGTCCGGATCTTTGGCATTGGAAAAGCTGTATCCCTCGGCCTCATGCGTAGCCCCGAAATGCAGCCCCTTTGCTGCGGCGGCATCTTTGAAAGCCTGAACATCACCCACATCGAAAACGAGCTTGATGCAAGCTTGGCCGGTCTTAACGCTTTTAGCTGCTTTGTGCAGAAGTAGCTTGATACCACCTGCCGGCGAGCTCAGCTCCGTGATGCCATTGAGTTCCGGCAATGCGGAAAACCCAAAATGCCGAGTGTAGAAATCAGATGTTTTCGCGACATCCTTCGCATAAATGATCACCGCATTGATTGCTGGCTTCATATCACCCTCCCTGGTTGGTCACTCAATTCAACCGACGATATTAGACGTAAATCCTCACTACATCACTCCCCCCTCACCACTCTGGAAGCAACCATGCACCCAGCCATTCAGCTCGCAAACGATGTTCGCAAGGCACTGCGTCAACGCTCACATATAGCGATCGCCGACTTCTACGAGTTGATCGGCCAACCGGTGCCCGGCGCACCGCCGCGCTTCGTTGTGAAGCTGGCGGGTAAAGCTTTCTTCCATGTGGTGGACAGTCGCACCGGCAAGGTCCGGGGCTTTCGCCGCGATCACAATGAAGCGTGCGCTCTGGCGCGCCAGCTTGAACAAAAGGAGTAGCTGCGATGGCAACCAGTTACGCCGATAGCGCCCAAGCCCGGGAGTGGGATAAGCGCTTCGATGACTGGGGTAAGCCGCGAACCACCCTGGCTGAGATCGCGCACGACTACAACAACGAGGCAGATCTCGCTGCGAGGCGTGAGCAAGAAGTAGCCGACCGCGCCAGGCTCAAGCGTCGCATTGGCTTAGCCATGACGCAGATGGAGGCGATCTGCCCGCCAGTAGGAGGCACAAAGTGAACGTCCAGCAACGCAACCACCAAACCGCAATCACCTGGATCGAGGGCGAGATCGGCAACATGGTCCGCGACCTCGGCAAGGCCAACGCCAGTTCAGCGGCGACATCAGCGATCACCCTAGCCTTCCTGCTTCACGTCATCAGCGAAGACGAACACCGGGAGTACCGGGCTCGAATTGACCAGATCTACGCCACCTACAACGCATCGCTCAAGCAAGGAGCTGCCGCATGACTACTTCACCAGTGAAAACCCTAGTCGATGAACAGCTCGAAGATATCACCGCGCACAACCAGTGCGAAGCTTATGGCTTGGCCGAACGGCGCGGGTTCTTCGACGCACCGATTGAGCAGTACACCGAGACTGGCGATGGCGGTCACGTCCTACAGGTGCTGCGTTACCGAGTTGCTCAACTGGACCGTGAGCGATGAGCGGCCATGGCGCGCATTTGCGCGGCCAAAACCTGGCCAAGCGCTGCGCAAAGCTTCGGCGAGAAGGTCTGCCGCTGACCGAAGTCGCCCAGATCGCCGGTGTCACTCGCGAGCAAGTCGCAGCCAAGATAAAGCTGGGCGAGCGCCTTCTGTCACTGGTTGAGTCTGCATGACAAGCCGCCAGAGTATCCGTCAGATCGTCTTCTGGCGAAGTTCGCTCGTAGCTCACACCCTCTGTACCGCCGCGATGTTGCTAACCGCCTTCACAAATCGCGTAACCCAATAACTACATCTTTCAAGGCTGCGCGTGGCGCGGCGAGGAATTGTCATGTCCGCAAATACTAAACAAACTCTCGTACAGAATCGCTCGAAATGAGCGAAACCGACGATGCACAAAAATCTAACGCTATAGCCCCTGCGGTAGCCGTCACCGACATCGCCGAATATCGGCCGCACGAAGAACAGATCGTTCGTCTGGAGACGACTTACGCGAAGCTGGTCGTTGACTGCTCGACCAGCGAAGGCTTGGCTAATGCGAAAGAAGTTCGCGTCGATATCCGCGACGTGCGCTATGCCCTGGCGAATACCACCAAGACTGCACTCGTGCCCTATCAACAGAAAGTCAAAGATGCCCAGGCTCGCGTCAACCAGGTTAAGGAGTTCGGCGACGCGTTGAAGGATCGCGTGTTGGCGATTGAAGCGCCTGTCGACGAAGCAATTAAGGCCGAGGAAAAACGCGTAGCCAACGCCAAAGCCGAGCGCGAACGTGTCGAGGCTGAACGCGTCGAAGCCATCAGGGCAAAGATTACCCGCTTCAGCTCTATCGCTGCCGCATATGCAAGCCGTAGCGCTGCCGATATCGCCGACATTCTGCAAGGCGTCAAGGTGTCGGTGATCCTGCCCGAAGAATATGCCGAGTTCGAAGCTGAAGGCACCATCGCTCGCGACAACGCTATCGAGCAGCTGGAAACACTGCACAAGTCTGCCGGTGAGCGAGAAGAAGCTGCCGCCAAGCTGCTGGCCCAGCAGAAAGAACTGGACGAGCTGCGCGAGAAGCAACGCATTGCCGACGCTGAAGCTGAGGAGCTGCGCAAGCAGCGGGCCGAGGAAGACCGCCTGCGCTTGAAGAAGCAGCAGGACGAGCTGGACCAGCAGCGCCGCGATATGGAAGCACAGCAACGCCAACAGCGTGAACGCGACGCTCAGTATCAGCGCGATCAGGAAGAATTGGCCCGTCTGCGTGCCCAGGCTGCCGCACCCGCTCCAGCCGCTTCCGTAACTGCGCCCGTGGTCACGGAGAAGGTCGAAGTCGTACAAGTTAGCGCACATGCGGCCGCAGCTGAACCCGACGACGTGACTACGACCGCACCATTGGTTGACGACATTGTCGAGGTTGTAGCCCTGGGCTTCGACGTGGACCTCGACACTGCTCGCGCTTGGCTTCGCGCCATCCGCTTCTAAGCACCCTTTCCATCTGAAGACCGACCAATCCCATGTTGGCCACGGAGAGCGCAATGACCGATACAGACACCCAAGCACAAACCGGCCTTGCCACGTATCACGATCCATCGCACAACGCGGCAGCGCTCATTCTCGATCCAGGCACCATGAAGTCGATGAGCGACCTCGCGCTGATGATGTCGAAAGGCGTGACAACAGTCCCCAAGCATCTGAAGGGGAATCAAGCTGACTGCATGGCGGTAGTGCTACAAGCAATGCAGTGGCAGATGAACCCATTCGCTGTTGCGCAGAAGACGTTCATCGTTAACGGCGGAGCACTGAGCTATGAGGCGCAGCTCGTCAATGCAGTAATCACCGCCAAGGCACCAGTCAAAGGTCGCTTGAATTTCGAGTGGTTCGGCACCTGGGAAAACGTCATCGGGAAGATGCGAGAAGTCACTAGCAAGACCAAGAAGGACGAGGATACTGGCGAGCCCAAAAAGTACCGGGTTCCAGACTGGAGCTTTGACGACGAGAAAGGTCTCGGGATCAAAGTCTGGGCAACCTTCAAAGGCGAAGACGAGCCACGCATTCTGGAACTTCTGCTCACTCAGGTCCGCACGCGGAACTCTACGCTTTGGGCGGAAGATCCCAAGCAGCAGATTGCCTACTTGGTGACCAAAAAATGGGCGCGACTCTTCTGCCCTGATGTGATCCTTGGCGTCTATACGCCCGATGAATTCGAAGACTCGTACGGCGGCGAAATCGATATCACCCCAGCTAAGCAGGCTTCAAACATCGCTGCTGCTACTGGTGTGTCGTTCGGCCCGAAATCCCCGTCACCGGAAATCGATGGGGTATTCGCAGACCTTTTGGTCGTCGCAAAGCGTCAGGACATCGAAGCCTATGCGACAGCCTGGGCAGGTCTCAAGCCTAAGCAGCGCGCTGCGATCGGTCTGGAGTGCCACGAAGCGCTCAAGAACATGGCGGCGACCGTTGATGTCGACTTTACCGATATGCCCCGCACCAACGACGACCTGAATCAGGCCGAGGAAGCGGCATAGTGAGAACAGAACTTCAGGGCACTGAAAAGTGGCATGCAGACCGATCTGGTCGCGTGACAGCCAGCCGGTTTAAAGATGTGATTGCCTGGGGGAAGCCTGACAAAAATGGGAAACGTGAGCCTATGGGCGCGCGGACCTCATACATGCGGGAGCTGTGCTTCGAGCGACTGGCAAAGAAATCAAAGCACAACGTCAGCAGCGCTTCCATAAAGTGGGGTCACACCGAAGAACAGAAGGCTCAAGACGCCTACGAGATGTTGACCGGCAACATCGTCATGCCGTCAGAGTTCATCGTCCACCCGAAGTACGACTGGCTCGGCTGCTCGCCAGACGGCCTGATCAACGATGACGGGGGAACCGAATCGAAATGCCCTTTCAACGAGGCAATACACGTCAAGACATGGCTCGAAGGTATGCCTGAGGAACACATGCCGCAGGTTCAGGGCTGCATGTTCGTTACGGGACGGAAATGGTGGGACTTTCTGTCGTTCGATTCTCGCCAAGATGAAGAGTGTCAGCTCTACATCGAGACGATTCACCGCGACGAAGACTACATCGCCAACCTGCACAAAGAGCTGGTCCAGTTCAACCTGGAACTGAATCGCATGGTTGATGAAGTCGCAGACAAAGCTCGCGCGCAAGCCTATCGGCTAGGTGCCTGATCGTGAGGCGCTTCCGCACACAACAACGCAAACGACAAACCTGGCTGGCGCTACCGGCTAGTGGCATAGAAGAGGTTGACCATGGCAATGGATGGAAAGGCGCGTTCAGCCAAGGCGGCGCAGAAGCGGATCGAGTACGACGAGAAAGAGTTGCGGCACCGGCTCAGGCTTGGCACCCGACAGAAGCTTGACGAGCTGATGGCTTGGAACAGTATCGATGAGATAAGTGAGGCGGTGCAGAACCTGATCCTGAACGCTCATGCGCTCGGACCTACCCTGTCATACCAGGCGATAGAAAGTCCGCGACACGAAATCGTTTTTAGCGAAAACGTTTCGCGTACTTTTTTGAATGAAAGCCTGCGCGAATTACGCAAAGACCCGGGCGACGAGGACTTCCCTCCGAACTGATGTCATACCTCATACTGATGAGCTGTATAGCCCGCCTTTACTTAACCGGTGGGGCAGGTGAAGGTTCTGATGGCAGTTTGTATACATACCTGGGGTAGTAAAGACATTCCGCTTTGGCAGCAATCGCGGCCTCATACCTGACCTTGGGACCGTTTGGCTCTATCATAGCCACGATCATTTTTTCCTTAACGCTCGCGCTAATACTGTTCATAACTTGAGCATCAGCTGCTCCACTAAATCCCGCTTCATCAATGGTTCTCGTGGCCATGTTAGCTGCACCGCCCATCCCGCTGAAGGCCGCGATCCATGGCGCATTAGCTGCTGCATTTGCACTAATCAGAGCTGGAGCCACCACGGCGCCAGCTACGAGTCCACCAAGAGATATCCATAAGTTTTTTTTCGATCTTTTCTCGGCTAGGGTGCTTCTTGAACCTATTACCTCACTGCATACCAAGTTCGCATCGTCAATTGCAGCCTGAATGACTGGCTCTGCAATCGCATTATCCGCTCGACCTGTTTGAGTTTGCGAAAGGGCTAATAACTGTTTTTCGCTAAGTGGCGACGTACCGCATCCAGCGAAAACAAAGAAAGCAAGCGCGAGAATAATTTTTTTAATCATGCGTCGAGTCCATTCGCTGAGATTGAACAGAGTCTGTTCAAATACAGTGATAGCACAACGAAATTAAATTGCCATAACACAGCATATTTTTTGTGCTTCGTCGCAAGCCAACTGCGCACAGATAACACTCAGACTCTTTTCGCATCCGGTCACGGCGGGCGGCGCCTACGATCACGACCCTACGTGCGAAAGCTCTTCGTCAATGATTCGCTCAGCACTCTTCGCAGCTGTTGTCGCAAACTCGTAACAGATCCAGAAGTCCTGCTCCGTTACGGATGCAAATCCCTGCAAGTTCTCCAGGCAGCGCGCTAATGCATGCTTTATCAGGCCATTATTTAGAGCATTGCGGGCTGCCTCTTCACCTTCAACCGCTCGAATGGCAGCTTCGATTTCTTCGATCTGCTTAATCTTTGCCACCAGCGCGACTTTGGCGAACTCATCTCGCTCGATGATTTTGGTCCAAGAGTGATCAACTATCAGCGTTTTCATTAGTAGTTTCCCGTCTTCATGGCTTATGCCGGGTCATCAACCAATAGCCTACAAATTCACATCTCGCCATCGCATCCGGTCACGGAGGGCGGCGCCTGACTGGAGATAATCATGAACTACAACTGCGCATACGTCCGGCAGCACTATCAGGTGCCCGCTGAAGTCGGCCGCCGTGTCATCGCCTACGGAAAACCCGGCGTCATCCTCGCTGATCGCGGCCACTACATCGGCGTAGTCCTGGATGACGATCCGAAGAAGCGCATCCGGAACTACCACCCAACCCACGAAATGCAGTACGGCGAAATGGCCGAGACTCTGCCGCTCAAGGAGTGGAAAGTCATCCCTCCATGGGTCGATTGGTTCGATGTTGAGCATTACATCGGCGACGCCCGCAACTGGGTGAAGACAGTCTGGGCAGCCACGCGCAGTCAAGCCAAGTACAAGGCTTACGAAGACCTGCAAGACAATTGCTATAGCTCGAAGGCCATGTGCTACTTCAAAGCCAGGCGCGCCTGACCCACCCTCACCTATTACGCTGAATGATCTGTAAATAGGTCAATCGACTGCCTGTAGGTGGCAAGCTCAATTATCTCCCGCAAGCCAATAACGACCTCAAGCTTCTGCTTGTCGTCAGGAATTCCTATTCGCTTCAGCATCGCTCGGGCGTCTTCCTCGATCGCCGCGAGTGCATCGATATCGCTTTGCAATCTCATGTCAGTCTCCCGTCAGGCTGCATTGAACATAAACCAATAGCCCACCTCAACGAATCACGCCAGCCGGCGAGGATCCCCTATGTCTCCCTACAAATTGTCCGGGACGACGGTCGTCAGCTTTTCCGGTGGCCGAACCAGTGCCTTTATGTTGCGCCAGGTGCTGGATAACAACGAAGACCAGAGCGATCTGGTCGTCACCTTCGCCAACACCGGTAAGGAACACCCCGCCACGCTCGAGTTTGTCCGGGAGTGTGCCGAGCGCTGGGCTGTGCCGATTGTATGGCTTGAATTCCGGGACAATGAAGCCGGATTTGAGGTCGTTGACTTTGCCAGCGCCAGCCGCCAAGGCCAGCCGTTCGAGGCGCTGATTCGAAAACGGAAGTACCTGCCCAACCCGGTAACCAGGTTTTGCACCATCGATCTCAAAATCAGGATCATTCACAAATACCTGCGCAGCCGAGGTCTGTCGACCGAACAAATGCCGGTGGACATGATGACCGGCATCCGCGCCGATGAGCCCCGTCGTGTGGTGAAGATCCGGAGCCGGAAGAGCACCAGCGAAAGCAAGTGGGCCACGATGGTGATGCCCCTGGCAGACGCGAGCGTCGGCGTGCAGGACGTGACGGACTTCTGGGCAAGCCAACCATTCGACCTAATGCTGCCGACGATCAACGGCCGGACGCTAGAAGGTAACTGCGACCTGTGCTTCCTGAAAGGCGCCAAACAGGTCTATTCGATCATCGCCAGCGACCGCCCCAAAGGCTACTGGTGGGCCCGCATGGAAAGCTCGGTGGTATCCGGTGGAAAGTTCACCGGTGATGGCGCGAGGTTCCGCAGTGACCGCCCCAGCTATCAGCAAATGCTCGACTACTCAGATACTCAATTCGACATGTTCGCGGAACACGATGAGGCAATTGTCTGCTTTTGTGGCGATTGAGCGTCTTTAAAGACAACCGATCTATGGTGTTTCAAATACTTTCTCTGCTCATTGTTAAAGCTTCCCGCACTGATATTAGGGTTCAAGCTCCAAGCTGAGACTACGGTCCTAGCAGTAAAAGCAACAAGGAGGTCACCATTATCCTGGAAAGATATCCAACCCCGATCGAACAACCTGTCGACGTGTGGTGCCAGCATCAGACCGTTATTCCCGTCCAAGCGCTCGGCGCTGCTGCAGTCCTTCCAAGGTTTAATATGGCTGGCAATAAGGAAGCTCTGATCATTAACCCCCGTGAGACGGCACTGAGGTTCGAGCGCCAAAACGCGCTGCCGAAACACGCCCTGTCCACGGCGAGAGCGAATCAGCTGCTCCTTCTCTGTTTCGGGAATATTCTCTGCGGTCTGAATGTCATTTTCGGCTACATCTGTCTCGATCTGTTGCTCAAGGTCCTGAATGGCTTGAACTACATCAGGACTGCGCTGGCCGGCGATATCAAGGATCAGTCTGCCCAACTCAGAAGAAATGGCTGCCAGGTAGCAGCCTTGGTTGCCGTTACCGTTTACTTGTAGAGGAGAGCTCTTCTTCGGCAGCAGTGGCTGTATATGTTCAATATGGGCTTTAGGAGAAACCGGAAACGGTAGAGCTGCCCATTCGATCGGCACCAACCAACCGTTGTTAGCCCAGTTGGCGCCCGCCTGTCCAAACTCCTCAGGCTTCACTGTCTCTGAATAGTGTTGGGTTGCAACACCGATCGCTTTGATTTTCCCGTCGGCGTAGGACACAACAACATCGCAAGGCTGAACCAGGGTCAAGTTGTCATATGTCCTATTACGCGCTCCATTTTTATTGGCCTTTGGCGACCAAATGTAGCCGCCTTCGAACTCTGACTTGAAGGTCTGCTTGTGATTGACCCACCAGAAACGCTGCGCTGGCTTTGTCGAACCATTTGAGGTGCGCTGAAAAACGACGACTTCATTCACCCGGTCAATTGCCTCGCACTCCCATCCCGCCGCAATCCATAGGTGAGCCCACGAGTGACTGTCCTCTGTTCGTGAGTTCCCCCACCAAGCGTCATGGTTTCTTGCACTGGGTGGCAATCCATCGACTAAAATATCGATTTGCTCAAATGTCAGTTTAAGGGAGTCTTGGGGCTGGACTCTTAGAAAGTCTGCTAAGGGCGCGTATTTGCTCACTGCTCACCTCCATGTTTGAGGTTGGGAGCATATTGATACCACTACCCGACCGCAACAGCGTCAGTCCACCGCTGATGGCAGCGCTGGCCCGTGCAGCGATCCCCATGGCAGATGACTGAGCGGCAGGCGGCTGCATCTTAACTAACGCAGTTTTAAAGCCGATTTGATGGCTTTTTCAGCGATTTTTTTTGCCTGATCTTCAATGTCGCGTCGAGTCATAACCCTTTTGCACTTTGAGCACTCGGCGCCCACAAGGTCATCAATACTCCTGACCGGCTTTTTGGTTTCAAACTGTTCAGATCCACAACGGCATTTGAAAGGGACATTTGCGCTCATGAGGCCTCCGTTCTGACTTTTTGATTCCTGAAAGCAAACCATAGCTCACAGCCTCATGAACTGCTCTTCACACCGCCAAACGAATTATTCCCGCGCCCACAGAAAACCTATAGGCCTCGTTCAGCAACCTTCTTGGCCCCCAGCTCCCGGCCCGCCACCTGCGCCAGCCCGCGGTCAGCGAAAGTCTGGTCACCGGCCACAACCGGAATCACCACCTCATCAACGCGTTTCACCTCGACGTTGATCCGCCAGACCTCCTGGCCGCTCTCCAGTGTTTCGCACTCCATGTAGTTCCAGAGCCGAAATCCTTCGTGCTCGTCATAAATATCGTGCTTGGTCATGTGGTGATCTCTTTGAGGTGACCGCATCGTAGCACCTCAAAAGGATTGGGCGGGTCAGCGTCCAAGTAACCTAGTAGCAAGATCAATACCGCACTTTCGTGCGTCGTCAAATGTAATCCAGGCGCCAAGCTCTTCGCCAATCCTCGTGTAGCGTCCACATTCATTGAGCCAGACGATAATGACTCGTTGCGTCGAACTACCCGGCTCGCCCCAAATGAAGTCGATCGTTGCTTTCCTACCATTCGGATGAACGTAGTCCACGGGATGCGGCCTTTCGTTGACTAAGTCCATGTTGGTCTCCGGCCTAGTGCAGATCATCAATTAATAGCCCACTTCTAACCCTCACGCTACATCAGCGAGGAGTCCCCATGCCCACAGAAAACAAACCGGCCGAGCCGTTGAAGGTCGAGCGCTCGACAGTCACGAAGCTGGTGATCACAGGTGCGCTGCGGCTCGACCCGATCACCGTATTCCTCGAGGACTTCGGGCGTCGCGACTGCCCAACCGAGTCCAATCCGAACTACCAGACCGCCCAGGGCAAGATCACGATCAACTGCTGGGACAAGAGTTGGAACGCTTACTGGGGCGGAATGGGGCCGCGCACCGTCGCAGAGTTCGTCGCCGACTGCGGTTGGGACTACGTCCTGAACTGCTTGGATCGCAGTATCAGTTCCACTGTCTTCAGCGGTGACGCGCTGCACACCCTGGCGAAGAAGTGCATCGTCCAGCGCCGTCGGCAGCAGACCGGGCGCCACGACTGGGATCTGGGCGAGCTGAGCAAAGGTGAAGCCTGCGAGCTTTGGCATGACATCGATGCTCTGCGCAGCATCGAGACGCCCAACGAGACATGACACCACGACAAGATCCTCACCGAGCTGTTCGGCGAGGAGTGGCACTACCCGGTAGGTGACAAAGCGGTCGAGGAGAACTATCAGCTCACCTATCTGCACCGCGCTGTCGAGGCGGTGCAACAGGCACTGCGCCAGGAGCGACAGCAGGTGGCCGCATGAGGCGCATCTACCTCAGCGGGCCAATGAATGGCCTATCAGACGATACAAACCACCCCGACTTATCAGCCTGTATATCAATTGGTCTCAGATGGAAATATATGGTAAAAAAAATTATTCCCCGATGGAGTAATTAGTGTTTCAGGTCCATTGTACTCTTGACTCATCCTTGCCTCCTCATATTGATATCCGTCGTGAAGCACTGAATAATCAGGTACAGAAACATCTAACCAAGGATCATTGAGTGGAGATGGTTTGACAAAATTTCCGTCACTATCAGATTTTACCCCTCCATAATCTTGGGTATAACGAGCCAACTCCATGGCTAACTCCTGGTTTTCTAGCATCATTGATCTAAGGCGCCCCATATCAACTATGATCTTTTCATGCGCACCTTTTAAACAAGCTTGAACATGACAACACATCGAAGATAGCGTTTCACTACTCCGAGGAAATGAGACAATCTTATTAGACACCGTTATAGAGCAAGGAATGTTAAATTTTTCCTCTTCATGCCTCATAAAAAACGTTAGTATTTTTGGGAGCACCTCATGAAAATCGTCATGAGCAACAAGTTTATTTCTAACCAAAATCAGGTGATTATGCATACCCTCAGAATAGCCTTCTACTTTCTTTAGCTGCCTGCTCGGATAAGTAAATTTTGAACCATCAAAATCAGAAGTTAGAAAAGGTTTTGCATACCTAATCACCGACCAATAAAACAAAGAGGGAAGTATGACATGATCTTCTTCCCCCTCCAGCTTTAACATTCGATCAAGCCCCATCACCGACGCATTAAAGTTCTGAAAAGCTTTTATACCAAGCCGACAATCTCGCAGCACTCTTTCATACTCTTCTTTCATAGATCGCGCTCTCCATTAGAAGCTTCAGCAATTATGCTCACACCGAATATATCAGGCTGAAGCAGCACTGCAACTAGACCACAGTAACTCCCTCCCCTTTCAAAGTCAGCCGCTATAGCGGCAAAGGAACAGTCATGCCTGAAGAAAACGTACTGAAGTGCTATGCCGTCGGCGATTGCGATTTTGTCGCCGCCTACGACGAAGCCGGCTCCATTGCTGTACTGGCAAACACGAACGGTGATGAGCCGATCAACTATGCAGCTTGGGACGTTGAACTGGTCAGCGAGGAAGAGCTCGACAAGCCGTGGTGCAATGAAGATGACCGCACCAAGATCATTGGCAACCTGCGTGAGTGGCTGGCAGCAGCAACCGAACCAACCTGGCTTGCCGGGACGGAGTGACGAAATGAAAACATTGTCTATCCGCCAGCCCTGGGCTTGGATGATCATCCACGGCGGCAAGGACGTCGAGAACCGAAGCTGGCACACGAAGTACCGGGGCAGGCTCTTGGTGCACGCGGCCAAGGGTATGATCCAGCAGGAGTACGCCGACGCAGCGGTTTTTGCTGACCTTGAGTGCGGCGTAAAGATCCCTCCATTCAACGAGCTACAGCGCGGCGGCATCATCGGCTCAGTTGAGCTGGTGGACAGCGTGGGCAATTGTCTTTCCCCTTGGTATATGGGGTCGGTGGGGTTCCTTCTGCGCGACCCGAAGCCTTTACCGTTCGTGCGGCTGAAAGGTCAGCTCAACTTCTTCGAAGTTCCTGACGAACTGGTGACGCCATGATCGCCCTCGCCTATATGGCCTGGCTCATCTACACGGGGCCACGATGATGAATACCTACCGGCACACCTTCGCAGCCGTCTGCCCGTCAGATGGTGAATTGATCATCTACCGACTGGAAGTGCGCTCGCCAAAGATGATCTGGGTCGAACACATCAAGGCGGCTACAGCGATTATCAAAGAAGGCTGGCACGAACAGATCGCCGATCGTCTGGCTGAGGACATTGGCGGCGATCAAACCCTCATCGCCACGCACCAGGGCGTCGAGATCGAAACAGTGAGGCTCAGCGGATGATTCATTACCACGGCTTGCCGATCACCCCAGAGACAGCGGCAGCCGCGGCAATCGGTGGCGGCCACGCCTTTGTGAGTTTTAGCGATCCTCGGCAACTCGCACTGGCGGCGCAGGTTTGCCAGTCGTTTGCCATCGACAACGGCGCGTTTTCTGCCTGGAAACAAGGAAAACCCATCACCGACTGGCAACCCTTCTACCGCTGGGCAGCGGACGCGAAGTTGATTCCAGCATGCGACTTCGCCGTGATACCCGACGTGATTGACGGTGACGAGAAGGCCAACGACGCATTACTCGAAGACTGGCCACTGCCTCGATGGTTTGGCGCTCCGGTTTGGCACATGCATGAAAGCCTAGAACGACTAGAGCGTTTAGCCAGCGAATGGCCAAGAGTTTGCATCGGCAGCTCAGGCGATTACTCGCAACCGGGCAGCGCCGCTTGGTGGGTTCAAATGGGAAAAGCCATGCGGGTAGTTTGCGACGATGACGGCCGTCCCATGTGCAAGCTTCACGGCTTACGGATGCTTGACCCGGCAATCTTTGGCCACCTTCCGCTCTCCAGCGCCGACAGCACGAACATTGGCCGGAACATAGGCATCGATCAGGCTTGGCGCGGGACGTACTCACCGCCGACCAAGGAGGCTCGAGCTTCCGTGATGCGCAGCCGCATCGAGTCGCACAATTCGCCACCACGCTGGACCTACAACATCCCTGAAGTCGCGCTAAGCCAAGGCGCACTGCTCTAACCCCTCTTCCACCTACCAGCCTGCCGGTGAACGGCGGGCGAGGAACACTCATGCCCAAAGAACAGAAAGTCCAATGCACCCGCTGCCGAAACAAGCACCTGCACAGCGACCGCACAAGCATGCCGAATGCCACAATCAGCGGCATGCGTGACTTGGTCTGCCCGCGCTGCAACTGCCGCAACTACTACAGCCTGGATGCCGACGGCAAACGCTCGGCGTAACCCTCCCCACCTTCTGCCGCCACGCGCGGCATGGAGAACCATTACCACCCCAAAACGGGGTAGAGGAAAACATCATGGGTGCAGCAGAAAACCTTGCCCAGGAATACGAAGACAAAGTCCCCGAGGAAAAGATGGCCGAGCTACTCGGAATCACAAAGCGCGCCCTTGAAGCGAAACGCGGTCGCGGACAGATCCCTCTTGGGGTCTGGAACAAGATCAACAGCCGGATTATTTACAGCAGACGGAAGTATGACGAATGGCTCGAGAACCAATGGATTTACCCACCGGAGTGGAAATTTTCCGCAAATCACTCCGAATTCGCTTCACCTGGAACGGTGAGCGACGGAGCGAAACGCTCGCCTATCCCACGACGCAGAAAGGGATTAAAGCTGCATCCCAACTTAGAGATCAAGTAATTGGCTTGATCAAGTTAGGACTGATGGATGACGCGAAGTACGCCGAGCTTTTTCCTGGCTCAGTAGCATCCGCTGGAGGGGTAGTGTCTTTCGGGGAATACGCCCAGTTGTGGCTGGACGGGAGGGAGATCGAGGCAGGCACGCGCATCAACTACAAGGGCGCGCTTAACCTCTACTGGATGCCTTATCTGGCACTGACTAGGCTCGATATGATTACAACCATGAGCCTACGCCGGATCATCGGCGATATCGAATGGTTTTCACCGGACGTGAAGCGCAATGCGCTGGTGCGACTGCGGACGATTCTGGAGGCGGCAGTAAAAGAGGGGCTGATCGCCAAAAATCCGGCTGAGCTGCTGGACGTGCCAAAGCGTAAGAAAAAGGAGCCCGACCCCTTCACCCTTGCCGAAGCCAATCTGATCGTTGATCACCTTTACCAGGTCGAACATTGGCCAAGCAGTATTTTTGCGGCGTTTTTCGAGTTCGCATTCTTCACCGGCTTGCGGTTACAAGAGGCGATTGCTCTTCGCTGGGATGCTGTCGACATCCCGAACCGCCAGGTCCATATCTGCAGGGCCAGCGCTGAGCGGGAGATCAAAGAGCGCACAAAAACGAAGAAGGATCGTTTCGTTCTGCTCAATGAGCGAGCGTTACATGCGCTCGACTTCGCTCAAAAATATGCGGATCGCCGGCTAAAAGGTGCTGGTGCTCTTACAGAGCTGCCTTATGTCTTTCCTCCGTCCAAGATGAGCGAGTACATCAAACAAACCTCAGACCTACACCATCAGTGGCGCCCCGCCCTGGAAAAGCTGGGTATCCGCTACCGCCCGCCATATAACTGTCGTCATACGTATGCGACAATATGCATAATGTCTGGCATGAACCCCGCATTCATATCACAGCAGCTCGGCCATAGCGTGCAGATGTTGCTGTCGACCTATGCCCGCTGGATAAACTCAAGCTCCGATTGGAGCGAGCTGGAAAAACTGAAAATTGGTATCAAATCGGTATCAGCAGAACCCAGCCTCAGCTAA